CATCATGACTACTGATGTGACGCATCTTGCCTGAATGTCTCTCATTCTTATGGAGCATCAGACCTAGGGGAAATGGCCGAGTCGTGATCGCTGGGTGATTGGTTACGCCTAAGTATTCGGCCATTTGGGGGGTTAACGAATTGGAGCGGTGGGGGGTTGCCGTGAGCCGGGATTGGGGGTCGGGGAGGTCCCGGCTCACGGCAGGTTACGGGGTGGCGAGCCCCGCTGCCGATGCGGCAGCGGGGCAGTCGCCGCACGCGTGGCCGGGGACCTGGAACAGCGGCGCCGGGGCGACCGTAGCGCCGCACAGTGCGGTGGCTGCGGTGCCGAACACGGCTGCGACGGTGGCGATGTTGTCGCGGACGAGGTGCTCGCCGTTGTCGGTGGCGGACACCATCGGCAGGGCGTAGACCGCGGCGATGGCGGGTTCGGCGGTGTTCGCCTTCATCGTGACCCCTTCGATTGTGCTGTGGTAGCCGGTCGCCCCCGCGCCGAAGAGGAAGGGGAGTGGAGGCGACCGACCTCGACCGAATCTATGCTCCAACTATGCTTGAGTCAAGGGTTATGCTCCACGTATGGACAGTGTTCCGGTGGCCGCGCATAGTGCTCGTGTAGGACAGCTACGAGGAAGGTGGACACGATGCTGCGACGACTCGCGAAAGACCCCGACAGCCGCGAAAAATACTGCCCGTCGGTGTACGTGGATGACGACGGCACGTTCGTTGTGCAGGGGCATGTCCTCGACGACGCCGCATTCAACCAACTGGAGAACGTGCTTCCCAACGAATCAGCGGTGCGTATCAACCCGTCGATCATCCTGGAAGCGATCAAGAAGCATCAGTCGTGACGCAGCAGCTGCAGGAAGCGTTCGACACGTTCAGCGACTCGGTGTTCCGGCTCGAAACACTGCAGAGCTACGGCAACTCCGGCGAGGACGAAGCCTATGCCGCGTTCCTGGCAGGCCAGTCGCGGTTCCAGGAGGACCGCATGTCAGGCAGCTACCTGACGGAGGTCCGGATGAAAACCGGTGTGGGGTGCGTGTGGCAACGGGTGCATGTGGTGACCGAGCCACTCACCAGCTACGTGCGATTCGAGTTGGTGGAGTACGCGGAGAACGTGGCGTGCGGGGAGGAAGTCCGGATCTTTCCGGTCCCGGAGGGGCAGCCGTGGCCCGAGTCGGTGCCGCAGCGTACGGACTTCTGGCTGTTCGACTCGACCTTGCTGTTCGACGTGGAGTACGCGGACGACGAGGCCGGGACGTGGCTGGGATTCAAGGTGAACACCAGCCCCGGCGATCTCGCGACGAGGCTCGTGTGGCGGGACGCGGCGCTGGCCAGGTCGGTTCCGTGGCGGCAGTACATCGCCGGGTATCCGGAGCTGGAGGCGTTGGCGTTACCGCGCATGGCTGTGTAGCTGCCGGGAGCGACGCATGAGCGCCCCGCACCCTCGCCGGGAAAGGCTGGCTGAACGGCTTCGGCTGTTGCGTGCGGGGCGGTTCTCTTCGGGTAGCGAGTTCGCACGCCACATCGGCTGGCCCCAGCCGCGGGTGTCGAAGCTGGAAACCGGCACGCAACTACCCACCGAAGATGATGTCCGCGCCTGGGTGCGGGCCGTTGACGGCGACAGCTCCGTCGAGGCGGAACTGCTGGAGCTGCTGGCGGCGTCCCGCGTTGAGTACGTGTCCAATCGGGATGCGGCAAAGCAGCCAGGTGGCCTCGCCGCCGCGCAGGTCGGCATCGCCGCCGTCGAGGCCCAGTCCACCCGCATCGCCGAGTACCAGCCGGCGATGGTTCCGGGCCTGTTGCAGACGGCGGCGTATGCGCGGGAATTGTTGAGCCCGCCGCTGGTGAGTTTCGCCAACCCGGACGCGGCGGAAACCGAAGCTCTGATCAAGGCGCGGATGCGACGGCAGGACATCCTGTATCAGCCGGCGAGGCGCGTGCAGGTGGTGATGGGGGAGGCCGCGTTGCGGTCGGCGCCGGGCACTGTGCAGACGTTGGTCGATCAGTTGGATCGGCTGGTGGGGCTGGCGGATCTGCCGTCGGTGGAGATCAGTGTCATCCCGTTCCCGGTGATGCCGACTACGACGGTGTCGTGTTTCGGGTTGTACGACACCGAGGTGGCGTGGGTGGAGACGCTCACGGGGGAGCAGACGCTGTTCGATCCGGATGAGGTCGCCGTTTACGTGGAGGCGTTCGAGCATCTGGTGGGTCAGGCCGCGTCGGGGGCGGATGCGGTGTCGCTGGTTCAGCGGGTGTCCGCCGAGTTGAGGGCGCTGTCGTGAGGCGTTCGAGGCGCCGGTGGCCTGGTCCGGCGGCTCGTGGCCATCGTTCGTCGGCTGCTGTTGAGGTGTTCGTCCGCTGCGGCGATCGTCGGGATGATTCGGCCACGGGTGCACCGTCGGATGGGGCGCTTCCGGACCGTGGCGAGTTGCCGGGGGAGACCGCGTTGGCCGTGGTTCGCGGCGTCGGCCGCTGACTTGACGGCGATGTGCGCTACTCTGGGTGTGAGGTCGGCCCGTGGCCGGGCCAGCTTTACCTGGTTGAAGAGGCGGGGAGCGCGCAGGCGAGGCGCACAGCTCCCCGTCTCTTTTTTATGCGCTCGTGCCTCGCGGCCCCCAGCGGCCACCACAGCCAGCCTCCAGGGGCCTTGTGGGGGGATACTGGCCGCATGGTCGCGGTGTTTGAAGGCGCTGAGGGTCGTGCGGCTTTGCAGCCGGTGGCGGGCCCGACACCTTGAGCCCAGCGCACAGGCCGGAGACCCGGAAGACGCCTTCAACCTTGCGCTCGCCCTCGAATGCCTTGGCCGCGACGGCGATGCCGAGCGGTGGTATCGATGGGTCGCCGAGACCGGGGACATCGCGGGGACGTGCAACCTGGGGGCTCCTGCTGGCAAGGACGGGCCGCGAGAATGAAGCCCTGAAATATCTGGGGGCCGCAGCCAAACAGGGCGACTCCGAGGCTGCATACAACGCTGGCGCGGTGTGTGAGGACACGGACGACATCGCTGGGGCCAGGTATTGGTACGAGAGGGCCGCGGCTCTGGGCGACAAGGACGCTGAGACGTGGTTGAGGCACAACCCGCCAGCACAGTTCTAGCTCTCCGCGGGCGTCCGCTGGTGTGAAGCTCCGGGCCCCTCGCAGAGACGGGGCCCGGAAGACTGTCGGTCAGGTCCGGTAGTAGCGCCCGATGATGTGGATCTCGAGCATGGAAGGCAGTTCGAGCCTGCAGTATTCGTGCGTGCCGTCCGGGTAGCTGGCACGCACCGAGAGGTACGCCATGTCGCCCTGGACGACGGGCTTAGCGATGACCCGATATTCCACGCTCTTGCGCTCGAATGCTTCGTCGGGAAGCACGAACTGGACGGGGATGGTGGCGCTCGAGGGGATCAGGGTCATCGCCATGGTGGCGGCCCCCTTTCTGAATCGGCATGGAAACCGGGTCCCCCGCCTCTGCGGAGGACCCGGCGGTAGGTGGTGTTAGCGGAGAACCCGGCAGTAAGTGGTGTTGGGAATGAAGTGCCGCGCCGCGGCATCGACGGCGGCGATGGCCTGCTCCAGCGCGAAGAGCAGCTCGGCGCGCTCGTGGAGGGCCGTGGTGTACAGCGCGTGCAGGTCTTCGGACTTGGCGTCGGTGCGGCCCTGGTACTTGACCACCCCGGCGCTGAGCTCGTCGATGGTCATGACCGCGGTGCGCGGGGTCTCGTAGCTGAAGTGCTGGATGTCGGTCTCGGTGTTGGTCATGTTGGGCTCCTGTCCTCCGTGCTGATACCAACAGTGTTGCACAACCCAGTTGGGTACGCAACTCTGTTGTACAACTTGCTTGCACAACTCTGTTGTGACAGAGTGAAGGGCATGACCGAACCCACACCCACGCTGGCCGAGCTCACCGAGCAATACCGCGACGCCAAGCGTCAGTTCGACGCCGCCCGTACCGCGCTCGCCGACGGCATCCGTACCGCCCGCGCAGGCGGCATCGGGCATGCCGAGATCGTGCGCCAGATCGACCACGAGTGGACTGGCGAGTACGTCCGCCAGATCCTCAAGGGGGAGCCGCGGTGAAGGACGAGGAGATCACCGAGCACGCCGTCGAGATGAGCGGCGGTGGGATGCATGTCCGCTGGGAAGGCCCGGAGATGGAGCACATCTACCCGCTTGAGGAGTGGATCGAAAACCAGCAGCGCCACGGCGGGAAGGTCTACCGCCGGAAGATCGTCGTCGTCGAGGGCTGGACCGAGGTCGCCCGGTCTTAGGCAGCCGCGCGTTGACACCGGTTGACAGTGGGTCGAACGCATGTTCGACTACAGGTGCCGGTCCGGGTGGGGAAGACCCGGACCGGCACCAATGTCCCTGTGGCCAGCGGCGAGGACGCGCGTGGTGTTCTACTTCCGCCCCGAGATCCGCATCCGCGACACCGGCCCCGGTATGTGCGCCTACCGGCACGTCCTCATCCCCGGCCGGGTCAGCGTCCACTTCCTGCACTGCTATTGCCCCGCACGCAACCCCATCACCGGAGGGCACAGCGCCTGGCGCTGTCAGGACTGCCACGACGAGGGCCGGGGCGCCGAAGCCTGGCTCTACCCCGCCGGCCACCACGAGTGCGGCACTGAGTGGATGAACCCGTGGGCCACGGAGCCACGGCCGCTCCACCGCGTCGAGGGTGGTTAACCAGGGTGGTGCAGCTTGTCCAGGTCGGCGGCGGCCTGCGCGTTCGCCATGCCACGGCCCATGTACCGGTTCTGGGTCATCGACGGGTTCGCGTGGCCGAGCTGGTCGGCGATCTGGCGGGCGGTGTGCCCGGCCGCGTCGAGCGCGGTCGCGACCGTTTTGCGCCCCACGTGCGTCGTGAACGACGGATACCCGGCCCTCCGGCGCATGTCCCGAACTTGCTTCTGCACACCCGACGGGTCCCGGTAGCCGAGCGTCCGGCTCGGGAAAACGGCCTCGTCGTCTGTCGCCTCGAGCGGCTTCCGCACCAGCAGCAGCGTGTACAGGTAGTGCGGGAGGCCGACGACACGTTTCGCGGAGAACGTCTTCCCCGAGTTGCGGACCAGGCCGGATACCTGGGCGAGTTCCGGGCGGTTCTTCTTCCGCACGCGCACGATGTTGCCGTTGATCCATACGCTCATCGGGGGGATGACCTGGCCGTCGATGGTGATCGGCTCGTCGGCGAGGTTGAGGTCGCACCACCGCAGTCCGAGCGCCTCACCGATGCGCACGCCGGTGCCGAACAGGAACCGCACCAGGTCCGGCAGGTCCGCGCGCGCCGCCTTCTTGTCGGCGTCGAGATTCGTCAGGAAGTCCGACAGCTGGTCGGTTGAGAACGCCTTCGGCTGCCTGCTGTCGCCCTTGATTGGTGACAGGTCCCGCACCGGGTTGTGGGCGAAGATTTCGTGGCGTGTGGCGAGCCCCATCACCCCGGACAGCACGTTGCGGATCGTGCGCCGGGTACCCGCTGACGCGCCGTTGTTTTTCAGGTCGGTCATGAACTTGTCGAGCCTGCCGACGGTGCACTCGCGGACCAGTAGTTCCCCGAGCGCGGGTTCGACATGTGTCCGCAGCTTGCCGGTGTAGGCGTCGAAGGTGGTAGCGCTGACCTCGGTCTTGACATGCTCCGTGTAGATCTTGATGGCTTCGCTCATGCGCGACCCGGAGGTGAGCGAGGTCTTGCGGCCGGACATCTCGGCGAGGTCGCCACGCAGCTGGTTTATCGCCTTGGTTTCGCTGGTCCCGGAGCGTTCGACCTGCCGGGTGTGGCCGTCGTAGCCGCGGTAGCTGGCCATGGCCCGCCAGGACTTCGCGCGGGTACCTTTGGGCAGCTTGCCTTTCGGGACCCAGCGGCCGTCGACGAGTCCGTAGGTGCGGATCTGTCCCCATGAGCCGAGGGGGAGTGGTTTGCGGGGCATCACGGCACCGCCGGTGTGTCATGGGGTGTGGCGGGGCGAGCGGCAGGCTCCATGGTCAACTCCGTTTATCATGGGTTTGGCATGTGGTGACCATGGTAGCCGAGGGGTCTATGGTCGTTGACCTGCGGCGGAGGTGATCGGGATGGCGCCGGTCCGGATTTTGTGTCAAAACGGGGTATTAGTGCCCGGCGCGGCCCCCGATGGCCCTGAGCAGCCTCTGGCGTCTCGTGGGTGTTCCCTGGGTGTCCCGGCGTGGCCGACCATTGTCCCGGGTTTCCCATGGGTAAATCAGGGATTTGACCATGGTTCCGATAGTGCGGGCGGGCCCGGGTCGTGACTGGCGAGTTGACATCAGTTGACGTAAACTGGTGCACTATCAAGTGGCACGCAAGTCGTGGGTGCCACCTCGCTCCGAACCTCCTGGAAGTCGGTACATCATGCTCGCTCTCGTGTTGTGGGCCGTCGGCTATCTGATCGCCTTCGCGCTCGCCGTCCTGGCTCTGGAAACGATCGCATCCGTACGTCAACGGCGTCGGCAGGCAAGCGCTCAGGACAGGTGGTAGCCACAATGCCTGACTACCTGATCTCTGGGCCGTACCTGGCTGAGAAGGACGGGGACCAGTGCACGTGTGCTGGTGGGACCATCGAGGCCAGCTATATCCACGAACCGGCCTGCGGTTTCGAGTTGGTCGGCGAAACGGCCGACATCGTGCGTGATGCTGCCGAGGCACAGCATCTGCGCTGGCTGCACGCCGAGCAGGCTTGGCGGGCGTCGGAGTGGCGGGAAACAGCCGAGCACCTCGAAGACGGATGGGCGGCAGCAGACGAGCACCGTCAGGAACTGTGGCGGCAACTGGACGAAGCCCGCGAGCAGCTCGCCGAGCGGGACCGGCGAATCGCGAAGGCGCTGGAGAAGTGCGTCGACTACGAGTCGTCGGGCTCGCGTCTCGCGGCCGATATCGCAGCCAAGTTCGGCGCTGCCCTGACCGAAGGCGCCGAGCAGTGAGCGAGGAACACCCGGTGTGGCGCCAGGGGCGTCGTGTCCCGCACCACCTGTACCGGCAGAAGAGCACCTCCGCAGCGCCGTCGACACTGCCGTGGCCTGACGGTGACGAACCGATCGCCATGTTCATTCACCCGGACGACGCCAAGCGGGCCGTCGACGCAGTGGCACGGGTGGCCGAACTGGAAGCCGAAGTAGAGCGGCTGGCTAAGGCGGCGGAGGCTCGCGGCGGCAACGTGTCGCCCAGGGAACTCCGCGCCGCCCTGACCGAAGGGACCGACCGATGAGCTACGCCAACCCGCTGCACGGGCTCGATTCCGACAGCGAACCGGTGGGGGCAGATGCGGCCTGCAGTCTTGGGCACGCACGTCCGACCGTGTTCGGGATGCCCGTGACGTACGACGACTCCATTCCCGTGGGCGAGGTTCAGATCACGTCGCCGGTCGGTGCCGTGATGGCCCACTCGAAGGGACCGACCGCCATGAGTGACGCCCAGTTGCACCAGTTGGTAGTGGATCACCTGCGGGCCGCAGGCGTCGGCGACGCCGAGCAGCAGGCTGCGGACTTCGTCGAGCGGGTGCGGACCGGCCGGGCGAACACGCCACCAGCCAACGACGCGCGACTGTGGGGAGCGACATCGGTCGCGCTGGGCGCGTCGTTGTCGTCCGAGGACCGGATGATCGTGGCGCGGCAGATGATCGCGATCCTGCGGCGGCTGCGTGAGCCGCACCGCCGGACCTGGGCACCTGGCGACGAGTTGCCGTCGCCGCCGCCGGGGAAGATGGCCGATCTCGACTGGGACGTGTGGATGCACCAGAAGGCTGGGAACGGGTGCTACCGCATGAGCGCGACGGACCGCCGCCGGAACCGGGGCAGCGTCCACGACTACGAGGGCGTCCAAGTGTAGCCGTTCCTGCTGGAGTCGGAGGGCCCATTCACCGAGGTCACCCCGTCAACGGCGCCGCACTCACCGACACCAGAAAGGGCCGACCGCCATGAGTGACGAGACACGGACCGCGCCGGGCGCGGCAGAGAGCGTGACCGCGTTTCTGGACTGGTGGGAGGCGAAGTACCCGTCCCTGCGCAACGTCGTGTCAGCGTGGGCAGACGACGCCACGATCGTCAGGTTGGCTGTGGCCGATCTCCGCGCCTTGGCCGCTGCCGACGCGCAGCGGGACACGGTCGTGCTGCCCGCCATGCTGGCCGAGTTCCACGCCGGGTTCGGCCAGTCGTTCGGCGACGCGCTGAGTTCCCCGGCCGCCACCGAGGCGGATCAGCCCTGCCCGACAACCGGTGCGCGCCACGCCATCGGCTCAGAACCCAAAGACTGCACGGTGTGCAACGTGGTCGCGTACGTGAACGGTTGGGATTCGGACAGTTCTGACGCTGCGCACTTCTCACTGCCCGCCGCCTCGTCGCCGACCACGGGCGAGAAGTCGTCGTGGTGGCACACCGAGGGCGGCGGGATCGCCGCCGTGATGTGCGCGACGTGCAACACCGTCGGCGGCCACGACGACGGCTGTCCCGAAGGCCAGATCTCGGCACTGGAACAGCGTCTCGGCGATGCCCTGATCGCGCTCCGGCGCGACGACTGGTGCTCCGACTGCCGAGCACACGCCGCGCACATGATCCTCGCTGAAGGTCGCTGGCCGACAGGAGAACCCGCGTCCGGCGGTGTGCAACCCGGCCGCGACTGGGCGGTGAAACACCCTGAGGTCACGCTGGTACCCCAAACCGAGTCCTGCGCACGGTGGACACAGGAACAGATCCCCGGCTCCGTCCTCGTCCGCTGGGACTGGGAAACGCTGACCTGGTACGACATCGACGCCGCCGAAGACTCGCCACGATGACGCCCGGCGACACGACCGCAAGCGGCGGCTATACTGCTTAGCTGAGTGGACACTCTTCTCCCTCCTGCTGACTGCTTTGGCACCAGTCGACAGGCATCGGCCCCCCGCATGGGACACCGTGCGGGGGGCTTTCACGTTATCTACGTCTTGTCAGTAACACGGTCCGTGAGCTGTGCACACGGGGTCCCCCTCGCGGGGGATTCGTCGCGTGTGGACTTTTGCCCACCCGCCCGGTGGGCAACTCGGGTTACCGTGTTCGGGATGCGGTTGTTCAGCCGGTTCACCCCGGCCCCGACCGGGGCCGGGGGGCGTGCCGCTGTGCCGCTAACGGGGCTGGGTGATGTAGGTGCCTTTCCCGGGCAGGGTGCGCACCAGGCCACGGTCCCGCAGTTCCCGCATCGCGCGGCGCGCCGTCCCCAGAGCGACCCCGTATTCGTCAGCCAGATCCCGCTCGCCGGGCAACCGTGCGCCGACCGCAAGGTCCCCGGCCGCGACCCGCGCGGCGATGTGGTCGGCGAGCTTGACGTACACGTACCCCGGCTCGCCAGCGTCGGGATCGAACGGCGGAGGAACACGACCCATGATGATCAACATATTGCGGTAGTGATCAACATGGAGGTCACGGACGCATCACGCCGCTACCGGGCGCGGCCTACCGCGTCCTACCCTGACCTGCGGCAGGGGCCCGGACCCCGCCCCTGCCCAAGGTGCCCGCCGTAACCCGTGTGGGTGTGCGGGCACCGATCACGGCCCGGTCGATGCGCGCGTTCGGCGAACTGTGGGAAGGCGTCGGATAGGTGTCGACCGGGCCCCGCTAGAGGACCGCGCCGCTGACCACCCACAACAGTAACCCTCCCGTCTTCGCTATACCCAGAAACGAAAAAAACGCCCCGCGCTCGACCAGACCCCCAAAGGCGGAGGGATCTGGGAGCGCGGGGCGTTTTCGGTGCCGCCTGGCGAGTCGGCGGCAGGTAGGGGATGTGCGGTGGCTAGCCGGGTCGCTGCTCGCCGCGCGGGATGCCGTTCTTGTCGCGACCGACCGCGGTCACCGTGTACGAGCCGTCAGGGTCGCGCAGGCCGTACACCGGCGGCACAGCCGAGCCGAGAAGGATGCGGGTCAACCAGTCCGGCAGCATCGGTTCGATCCACCGCAGCGCGGCATACACGACAGCCAGCACGATCGGCACCACAACCACGTCACCGAGCCCGCCGAACGTGGTCGCGAACGACTCCGGTAAACCGAGCGTGACAAGCCACGCGACCAGCGCGGACCACAGGCCCGGCACCACGGTACGGAGCCACGAGGTGAGACGGTCACTCATACCGGCATCACCCCCACCGAAAAGTCGGCGTCCGCCCAGTACACGAGGTCGATCTTCGTGGTGCCGAGCGGGATACGCCACGACGCACCCTCCTGGGTGTCCACCACATAGGGCTCGCCGGGCGTGATCGGGTTCCCGCCCGACCCCTCGCCCCTCCGCATCGTCCAGTTGTAAACGGCGTACACCACGACCGGTGTGGCGCCCGGGGCGATGACGAGGTCGTGCTCACGCAGCGCCGACGCGGGCAACGTGTACGACGTGCCCTCGCCCTCGGCGCCACCCTTGGGTACGCGCATGATGCTGTCCTCCGTGTAGTAGGCCGCGACCCCTGAACCCGGGGCGGGTCCGCTGGTGAAGTGGCTATCGGTGTACGACTCGTTCAAATCCACGCCGCCCGCCGAAATCCCCGGCACTGTGCCGCTCGAGGAGTACTGGTGGATGTCGTACCGGCCGGCCGCGGCGTCCGGGTGCGCGCCGTAGCGGGCGATCCAGATCACCAGACCGGGGATGCCCCACCCGTCCGGGCGCAAGGCCCGCGCGAACCCGTTGTTCATGTACACGCCGGGCCGGAACCCGGCGGCCTCGACGGCTCGGCAGAACCGGATGCCGAAGTCCTGCGCGAACGCGTCCGGCTTGAACGGCGTCTCGAGGTCGAGCACCGGCACGAGGCCGGTCGCGCCGAGGCGCCGCACCTCGCCGATGAACACGGCTGCCTGCTGCTCCGGGCTGGGGGACGTCTCGGCGAAGTGGTAGCCACCCACCGGGATGCCCGCCTGGTGCGCGCCGGCCACCAGCCCGTCGCCGGGATTCGTGGCGCGGCCGCCGCCGTCGGTGAGCTTCACCCAGATGTAGCCGACGCCGCGGGCCCGGACCGCGGTCCAGTCCGTGACCTTCTGATACCTGGCGAACAGGTCGACACCAAGCATCAGAGCCCCCTCGATGCGAGCCACTTGCGGGCGTCGTCGGCCAGCCGGTGCCGCGGGTATTGGAACGGGTCACGCAGGAACCGGTGCAGGGCTTTCGCGTGGGTGCGGTCGGCGGCGCTCACCGGTTCAGGAGCCGGTGTAGGAGGCTGCGGAGTAGGCGAAGGACCCGGGTCAGGAGTGGGGGTCGGGCCGGGTGTGGGCTGGGGAAAGGGGTTCGGTTCACCGGTGAGCGACGCCAGATCCTCACCGAGCCCGTACAGGTCGACCCCTTGCGGGCTGGTGCCGGCGGTGGTCAGCCAGTCGTCGGTGATCGCGATCCAGCATTCCTCGACGTATTTGCTCCACCACGCGGACGTGATGCCTTCGATCGCGGCCCAGGTGACCGACTCGTATTCGACGCCGTCGGTTTGGGCGTGCCCGACCTGGACGGCGTGGCCGCCTTCGATGCCGCCGTCGTTGCGGACCACGTCCCACGGCTGGTGGTTGTCGAACTGGTCCATCGCCGACGCGGGGAAGGCCACGCCCACCAGCAGCGCGCCGAACACGTTCAGCGCGGCCTTGATCTCGTCGGGGTTGGTGTGGTCGACCTGCGCGAACGCGAGGATCTTGTGGCCGCCGACACCGGTTTTCTTCCAGTAGTTGAGGGCGTCCTGGATGACGGTGCCCTGGTCGGTGGGGTTGTGGTCGGGCGGTCCGGCGCCCGGGTCGAACCCGGTCACATCGCTGTAGCCCTTGAGGACGGCTTCGTCGGAGAGCGTGACGGTGGCGCCCTTGCCGTAGGTGGTGTACGCCTCGATCGCGTGGCCGATCATGGCCCACACGCAGTCGCCCCACCGGTCGTTGCCGTACATGGGCCACGACTGGACTTCGCTGAGCCAGTCCACCAGCGCGGGCGGTGCGGGCACCGTGGTGTCGATCCGCGGGGTCAGCTTCAGCCGCGGCTTCTCGGGGTCGTTGGGCAGGCGACCGAGCTTTCCGGCGACGCGTGATTCGGGCACAACGAGCTACCTTTCAACGGGGGTGGGGTTCAGTTGCCGGGTACGGGAAGCGCGGGAGCCGGGTAGGTGGCGACCACGCACTGGTCGGTGTCGGCGCTTCCGCCATCGGCGAGCCGGATCCGCAGTTGGGTGAACTGGCCGCCGAGCGGGCACAGGACTTCGGGGTGCGCCTGGACGTAGGCGACGAACGCAGCCTGAATCTGGTCCGCGGTCGGCGGGTCGCCCTTCTCGCCTTTATCTCCCGTGTCGCCCTTCTCGCCTGGCGCGCCCGGTTGCCCCGATGCGCCAGGCTGACCCGAGGGGCCCGGCTGACCGTTCTGACCTGGCTGCCCAGGCTGGCCGGCAGGTGGCGGGTTCGTGGCGAGGTAGCCGGCCAAGACCTGCGCGATCTGCGACGACGACGGCTGACCTGGGGTGATGGGGTTCGCCGCCACGTAGTCGGCGATGGATTTCCCGAGCTGGGCGGCGGTGGGCGCCGTGCTGGTGCCGGCGGGCAGGTTCGCGAGGACTTTCGCCGCGGCGGCGGCGGCGATGACGTCGGTGTCGGGTGCCTGACCGGGCGTGGGGATCGGCACCGGAGCCAGCCCGCGGGCCTCGAGTTGTTTGTTCGCGGCCTCGCCCTGGGTTTTGTAGTTGTCGGCCTGTTGCCGCAGCTCGACCACGGCGGCGTCGGTTGCGGCTTGCCGGGCGTCGGTGGCGGTTTGCCGCCCGAACAGGTACAGCCCTCCGGCCAGCATTGCGGTGGCCGTGAGTATCGAGACCACTGCGGTGGCGACGACGATCCAGGGCCACCGGCGGTTCAGTTCGTGCTTCGCGGCGGTGCGGGCGGCTTCCGGTGCGGCGTCGGCGGCGTCATGGACTGCGTTGCTGACTTTCGCCAGTGCGGCGTGGATCTGGTCGGTCGGATCGTCGTGTTCTGGTGGTTCGTCGCGCGGCGCGGGGCTCGGCGGATCAGGCACCTGGCCTCCGTCTCCGCGTCTGCATCGCGGCGATCGTTGCCCGTGCTTCGCGTACCTCGTCCTCGAGTTCGCCGATCCGGTAGTGCTGGCGTTCCGCGGCCCGCTGGAGCCGGTCCCGCTGCTTCTGGAGGTCGATCATGGCGGCTTGCACGATCGCCAGCGCCGTGTCGGCCCGCTCGGGTGCGGTCTCCGTAGCCGGTTTCTCGGCTTTCGCGGCCTTGATGTCGGCGTCGTTCTTGCTGCGTCTGCGGTCGGCGAGCTTCGGTATGGCGGCGGTCATGATGGTGCCGACGGTGGCGATCACGGCGAGCAGGATCACCAGCCAGGTGGGCGACCCGGCGGGGACTGGTGTGTTGTCGGCGGCCACCGGTTCCCCCTCCGCTCGGGAACCCCCTCGCGGCTTGTGGCTGGAGTAGCGCCCCCCAGTGAGCAGACGCACCGGCGTCCCATCCCGCTAGCCGGGCCTTTACCCCCGCCAGGTCGTCCTAGTTCGGGCGTAGCCAGCGCAGACTCACCCGCGTTTGGATGTTGCCGAAAATGGTGGGGCTGAGGGTGAACGCGGCCTGGCACCACATGGACCACCTCAGGGTGTCGCCCGCGTTGAGAATCCCCTCGAACGCGGCGTGCGGCGTTCCCTCCAGGTTTTGCCCGGACGCGATGCTGTAGGTGGGTACGTAGCTGCCTGCCGCGGTGCCGCCGGCGATGGCGCCAGTGTTTTTCAGGATCTTGCAGGCGGCGGACTGGCCGCCGGTGGATTGGATGCCGCACCAGAAGTCCGCCTTGTAGCGGCCGGTCAGGGGCATAGTGAGGAACGACGGGACCGGTGAGCCGGAGGCGTTCCCGGCGGTGAACATGTTGTCAGTGTCGGTCACGGCGGCCCACCCGCCGGTGCCCCAGAAGTCGGTGTTCGCGGCGAGGCCGGAGAAGGTGGTGTTCAGGTCGATTTGGGCTTCGGCGGCCTGTGTCCTGGTGGCCGACCCGAACAGGGCGATGCGCAGGGCTGCGGTCGGGTCGACCCAGGTGCCGGGGGAGCCGGAGATGGTGCACACCCAGATCCGGCCGGTTTGGTCGATCAGCCAGTCACCCTGGGCGAAGGTGCCGGTGACGGGCGCCCCGGAGCTGGTGCCGCCGACGTAGCGGGTGGGGGCGGAGGCGCCGGACAGGGCGAGCGGCATTCCGAGGATGGACTGCCACGACAGCCCGTTGGTGGCGCCCGACTGGGCCGTGAGGGACTGTCCGTCGGCGCCGACACCCATGCGTGCCAGCGCCCCGGGGCCGGAGCCAACAAGCAGGTCGCCGCGGGCGGTGATGGTGGCGGCGGCGTTGAGGTTCAGCTGAATCCAGGCCGTGCCGGTGTCCCAATAGAGGTTGCCGGTGTCGGTGGCGGAGTAGACCCGGCCGTGCGTGGCGGGGCTGGGGCGGTTCGCGGCGAGGCCCTCGATGTAGGTCACGACGATCGGGTCGAGCGCTTGCGCCAGACTCTGCATCTGGCCGGGATAGTTGTTGGGGTCGGTGCCGGATGGATACGGCAGGACCAGCCGGGGTGTGTTAGCGGGCAATGGTCACCCTCCTCGGCGGGTTAACTGGGTGGCACCCAGGCTTGTACCTGGTTGTAGGTGGAGAACGCGGCCTGGAACGCGGCCTGCGTGGGGTAGATGGCTTGGATGTCGTTGTAGGTGGCGTGTGCGCCCACGTCGACGGTCACGACGAGCCCGGCGGGGGTGGCGGCCTGCACCGCCGCGGTCAACTCGGCTCCCGAGGCCGGGAAGCTCGAGTAGCTGGGCCATGCCGCCTCGAACGCGGCGATGGTCGGATACGCGGCCTGCACGTCGTTGTAGGTCATGCCCAGCAGGTTCTGGGAGAACACCGTCACGGTGAGCCGGTACGGGTCGCCGTCGCGTTCGGTGAGCCGCACGGTGGCGCCGCTGGTGACGTAGCGCTGGGCGGCGGCGATGATCGCGGCGGGTGTGCCGCGTGCCTCCGCGGACTGGGTGGTGAGCTGGGTTCGCTGCTGCGCGTCCGGCAGGCTCGGGTCAACGTCGACACCGACGAACTGGCCCAGCCACGGCAGCGCGCTGCGGGGACAGCGCTGCACATCCAGCAGTTGTGACCAGCCCGGCCGCGTGCCCTGGTCCCGCACTAGGTCATCCACCGGCTGGACCATGGCCGCCAGCGCATCGCAGAACAGCAGCAGCGGATAGCCGCGGCCCGCGTCGCCCTGCGTCCACGGCCCCAGCGCCGCATACAGCGACCACGCGTCGTACCGCACCGCGGGCACGGTGCCCCGCACGGTGGTGCCGTGCGGTTCCGTCCCGGCCGTCGCGATGATCGACGCGACCCCGGCCAGTGCCGCTTTCGGCGGGCCGGTGATGACAGGCCCCGCCCACAGCGACCCCGTGCCGCGCAGCGTGGCCACCGGCAGGCTGGTGGCTTTCGCGGTGGCCGTAAGCGACCCGGTGCCGGCCAGGGTGGCGGTGGGCAGTGTGGTGCCCGTTGCGGCGGGTGACAGGGTGCCGGCCGCGGCGAGCGTCGCCGACGCGGTAACCGTAGCCATCGCCGCCGCCTAGGTGAGCGTGGCCTGCAGCGCAGCCGCGGAGAACGAGAGGGTGTCGCCGGCGTTGGTGGATTTGTTCGACGCGAGGCTGCCCTGCATCAGCCGCCGCGGCGTGGCGCTCGAGTCCCACAGTTCGACCGCCACCACCGACGCCGCGGGCATGGACGTGAAGTTGATGGCGCCGGCGTTCGAGGCGGTGCCACTGGATGGTGCGGCGGGGCCGAAGTTCTGCCGCGCGTAGGACCCGCCGGTGACTTCGGTGCCGGCTGCGGTGGCTGAGCCTTGCGCGGTCATCAGCCGCACGGTGGTGGGTGCGGTGTAGGCGGTGAAGCTAGCGGGCACGAACATGGCGTTCAGCAGGTTCGTCGCGCACGCCTGGTCCAATGTGGACGCCATATGTCAGTACTCCCTCACCGGTAGCGATTCGAGGTGTTCCCGCAGCTTCTGGCCTTTCGCGCCACCTGCCTCGGAGAGTTGGAGGACGCAGATCGGGCAGGGCGGGTCGCCGGTGGCGTGGCAGTCGAGGTGGTAGAAGACGCTGTTGTGGTCGGCGTCCAGCACGAACTGGTGTTTGGGGTCGGTGTCGGATTGTCCGCACGCGTTGCATGTCCTGATATCTGGCATGGCGCTACCCCCGGATCGCCTTCGTATTGCCTGGCCACTGCCGGTGGTCTGACGGCGAACCCGGTGGCCGGTGGTAGTCGCCCGGGCACGGCAGTTCGCCGTCTCCGGGGGTGTGGCCGGTGTAGGCGATGCCCCACATTCGCCGGAGTTCCTGGAAGTCGGGGAACTGGTCGCACGCCCAGCACTCGCCGGGTGCGTGGACGATCCGCTGGTCGCAGTGCGGCATGGCCGCTCGGGGCGCGCTCACGTGCTCATCGCCTCCGGGTTGATCTGCTGGGTGCGGGCGATCGCCGAGTTCGCGTGCATCATGGCCAGGTCCATCGCGTCGAGTGCGTGTTTCTTCTCGTCGCACTCGGGAAGCAGGTCGTTCAGCCAGGTGGCCAGCATGTGGGTGTTGGTGCGCACCGCTTCGTGGGCCCGCACGATGTCGTCGCTGCTGGGCGGGTGGTAGGCGTGCCGGTTGGCTAGCGCGTCACGGTCCACGGTCGTCTCCTTCGTCGGCATAGCTGGCTCGCCGGCCGGGTGCGCGGCTGTTCCCCACCGCCGCCACAACGGCCTCCGAAACTCAACGGTGGGGAACTCATCCATGGACGGTCCGCGTGAGATCCAGCGCGCTGAGCAGAGAGGGCAGATCCATTCGGCTCCGCGCGGCCAGTCGTGTGGCCAGGGCGGACTCCCGTACATCTCGGCGCCGGTGGCGGCGAGAGGACTTCCGGGTGTGATCGGGCGCCATGTCCAGCCCGGCTCGCACTGCCCGGGCCGGTGGGGGCGCTGCTGCACCACGAACGCACCTCCCAGCCCCGCCGGGGTTGCTGCGGCGTGGGAACCGCCCTATCGCGTGGCCCGGGAACGCTTCCGCTCAGGTCCGGAGTCGCCGGCGTCGTGTTCGGCGGGCATCTCGGGCAACTCGGCGACTTCGCTGGTGCTCAACCCGACGCGGAGGTGCCCGACGCGGGTCCGCGGGTTCCAGATCCACCACTCGCGGTCGTTGCCGACCCCGGCGAGTAGGCCGATCGCTGCCCGCTCAATCTGCCCAGGGGACCGCAGTTGCTGCAGGTCGGGGGTCCACAGGGATACGCTCGCGTGCCAAACTGGCGCGCCATCGTTGAGGCGCATTCAACGGTCGACGGCGAGGATGGACCTCAGCCAGTTTCCGCTGGGCAGGGGGTCGTCGGCCGTCAAGTCGGCCAGGGCGTCGACGCCGAGGTCCGCGCGGTGCAGCGGATGCGTCAGCGCGGTCGCCTGCCGCTCGGTCCGCTCGGCCACGTCAGCCCCCGATCATCGTGATGTTGATCTGCCCGGGTGTCGGTAACGGTACCGCCCCGGGGAGCTGCACATCCCCCGACGCTTGCGTCGCCGACCCGAGCCCGATGGACAGGCCCGCGACGTAGGCGACACCGGGCACCGCATTGATCACCGACGCCACATCCAGATAGCGCACCGTGGGACTGTTGATCCACCTGCCGGTCCACATGCCGCTGGAGTCCTGCGTGTCGCCCCAGTGCGCCGGCGACAGAAACGCGGACACCGCCGACGACACCGCCGCGGACACCGTGTTCAGCACCGCACCTGAGGTGGCGGCGACAGTCGCGGTGACCGTCACCGTGCTGGTCGTCGGTGAGATGACGTTGACGACGAAGTTGACCTCACGCATCGCCTGCAGCGTGGCCGCCAGCGACGACTGGGCCGCCGAGCCGAGCGGGCTACCGCTGGTGTCGACCGCGGCCACCGTGACCATGCGGGCGTTTCCGCTGGACCCGTCCGCCGGGTTGTACCCGTTCAACGCGGTCGCCCTGGCCACCCCGATCTGCGCTGCGGCGAGCGCCGCGAAATCAGCCGGCAGGATCGGCCGCGGCGTCAGCAGCTTCAGCTGGGACCGCAGCCGCGCCAGATACGCGGCCGTGGTTTCCGGGTCGGCGCCCCCCGAGCTCGCGGCCGTGCTGACCACGGAGGTCACCCACGCCAGGTTGGAGAACAACTGCCAGGTGCCGGGCCCCAGCCCGTTGCTGTCCGCGCCGGGTGTGACCGCCGTCAACGGCACCGCACCCGACGCGGTGGAGGAGGAGCCCGGGGGGATCACCACGTCCGCGGTGGTGCGGAACAGGGTGCTGCTGCTGGCGCTGGTGGACCAGCCGACGATCGTGCCGGCCGGGATGGTGTGGCCCTGTGTGTCGGTCACTGTCCACGTTGAGGGCGCGGTCGCCGACGCACCGGCGATGGGCGGCAAGTTCAGCAGCGACTGCCCGAAGTACTGGAAGATCGCTTCGCTGGCCTGGCCGGCGACCTGTGCGGTGGTGGCGGCCATCGCGGCGAGCGCCTGCACCAGCCACACCTCGAGGTGCCCGTCGCGGGGCACCCAGCCGGGCAAATTCGCGGCCAGGGTGGTCAACGCGTCGGTGGCGAGGGTGTTGGCGTCGGTGGTGACCGGCACCGCCAGATATCCGGTCGGTGTGACGGTCACCGGCTGCACGCCGAACCCGCTGGAATCGGATGGTGTGGTCACGGCAGCTCCGCGCGCAGTTGCGCGTGCCCGTCGCCGCGGATGTCCAGACGGACCCGCGCCGACGCGGCACGCGGTTCGAACGTGCCGATGGCCTGCTGCACCGCCGGGATGTCGGCCCCAGCGGTGAACGTCACGTCCGGCACCCCGTAGGCGGGATATTCGGTGCGGCTACCGGCGGGGGTGGCGAGCAGCACCGTCACGCACTGGCTGATTTCGCCGCGGCTGTCCTGTTCGAGGGTGGCGATGGTGCCGTCTTTGCCGAGGGTGAACGGCCACGCGAAATGCGGCAACATCAGCGTCACCCCGTTAGCTCGCCGAGTAGTAGAGGACGCACCAGCAGAGCCGGTCGCCGGTGGTGCACACCGGTTCGGTCAGTGCCTTCATGGTCATGGATTTGGTGAACGGCACCCCGCCCCATTTGGACCACAGGTCGGTGGCCATGCCGACGCAGTTCGGCTGGTTCGACGGTTTGTCGGTTCCGACGTAGCTGTGGAACGAGGTGTTGTAGTCCTTCCACCCGTTGAAGTACCAGGCGGAGTCGTACCAGTCCTCGGTGCCGGTGGCCTGGATGGACGGGTCGGTTTCGCCGTCGATGTAGAACGCGAAATTCCGTTCCATCCAGGAGTCAGAGTTGCCGTCGGAGGGGCTCGGGGTGATCACCTTGGCGTCGACCCCGCCGACCTGCGAGTGGTAGACGACGGTACCGGGTCCGCCGGACGTGCTCGCCAGGGTGATCACGTCGCCGGGCTGCCGGGTCACCACCTGGTCCTTGAACCGGGCACCCGCGCAGCGCAGCCGTTGTCCGTTCGCCTGATCCGCCGCAGTGAGCTCGTAGGTGGCCATGCTGTAGATCCAGCCGCGCAGCGTGTTCGGGTTGTAGTGGGCGATGCGGATGCGGGACCCGAAAGGGAGCGGGAACGTGATCAGGAACCCGGTGTTGTAGTTCGCCGAGTTGATTTCGGCGTGCACGTGGGTGCAGGAATGCGACCCGGAGGCGGCCCCAGCACCCCAGTGTGTGGCGAGCAGGGTGCCGTAGTCGATGTCGATCGCCGGGGTGGACGCGCCGTCGTAGTAGACGCGGAGCCGGCCGTCGAGTGAGGTTCCGTCGGCGCCGAGCGCCATCCACAGCGACACCACGGTCCCGGGGCCGGTCTGGTCCAGCAGGGTTTGCTCGCTGTTCGGTTGTACCGCCACGTTCTCGACCTTGTTGAGGTGGAGCTTGGTGGTGCGTAGCGAGCCGAGTGCGTTGACCAACGGTGTACCTCCCTGGGTGGCTGGCGGGTCTGGTGTCCAGCCGAAGAAATTGGTGACGTAGGGCTTGTCGAGTCCGCCGCCGACGAAGGTCACGAGACAGCGGGTGCCGGGCGGGGGGACCGCGCCGGGTTGCGGCTCCTGGTAGGGCGCCGGCCCGAATTTGAAGTCGGGGCTGTAGGCGGGGACGGTGAACTGGACGCCGGAGGTGTCGGCGGTGACGACGATGCCTTCCTGTGGGCCGTCCATCGCGGGCACGGTGGCCCGCTGGCGGGTCAGTGCGTAGCCGATCGCGGCGAGGTTCGGGTCCGCCACCGTGCCCCCCTTTTAGCTGGTGTTTTGGGGTTCGGGGAGGGTGGGTTGCGGCGCCACCAGCTGGATGGTGCAGGCGGTGTGGAACAGGTCCCGGTCGATGCGGGCGACCATCCACGTCCGGGATGCGGGTCCGAGCCCGGTGACTTGGATGATGGCGCCGAGGTCGCCGTGCCAGATGGGTGCGTAGGTGTAGACGGTGGTTTCGGCGAGGGGTTTGCCGATGTCCCAGTCGGTGATGTCGATGAGGTCGACGCCTCCGGTGTATTCGGCGATGGTCATGGTGGGTGCCGCGGTGAACCACCAGTCGTCCGGCCCGAACAGGACGGACGTGCCGTCGCTGTAGCAGCGGTAGCCGACGTCTTGCGCGAGCCGGGTGAGGCAGGTCCAGGTGTCTTCTTGCGGGTCTTGTGTGGTGCCGCGCGCCAAGGGTTCTTTCGCGAGCGGGCCGGGCGGTGACCCGATGAACGGCACCCCGGCTGTCCGGCACAGTTGCTGGGCGAACTGCACCCGGGTCACCACACCGGGTGCGGCGGCCAGCGGCCCTTTGATGGTGCGGAGCCGGGCGATGATCGAGTCCTCGAACGTGAGGATGGTCTGGTTGGCGCGTTTCCCGACCTTCACCAGCCAGAACGAGATGGGGCCGACCGCCAGGCGGGATTGCCGGTTCGCGACGGACGAGTTGAGCACGGACCGGTCGCTGTCCTCCACTGTGACCGTGACGGTCGCCGCCTGGGTGATGTCCCGCGAGATCGTGCACCCGGTGGTGCGGGAGTCGATCGGCACCGAGCCGTCGAGTTGAAGGTTCGACGCGAAATATCCGGCCAGGGCGGCGTTGTAGCTGTCGAACGCCACAGGTCACCTACCACGGCAGCTGGAGGGTTTGCCCTGCGGTGATAGCCGCCGGGTCCCGGACGTTGTTCATTTGCGCGATCACCACCCACAACCTCAGGTCCCCGAGCTGCTGGGCGGCGATGCTGGTGAGGTCGTCGCCGTCGCGGATCACGTAGGTGCGCCACGACCCGGGCGGGTATGCCTGGATCTGTGCCAGCAGATCCGGCGGGAGAGAGGCCAGACCGGGCAGGAGCGCGGCGGCGGCCTGGTTGGTGGCGGTGATCTGCTGTTGCGCCAGTTCGACCGGCGACCCGTAGGTCGTGTCGATGCGGGAGGCTTCCAGCAGTGTCAGCGTCACCTCCTGCTGGACACGCACTTGGTCGAGGCGGCGTTGCGCCGCTTTCCACGTCACCCCGAACAGGACCCATTCGGGGATGCGGGCTGTGTCGACCGGGCCGGTGACCCGCAGCCGGGCCGGTTCCCGCTTCCCCGGCACCTTGTACCGCCAGCCGTGCACGGCATCGCAGTCGGCTTCCACGGAGTCCTGCGCGTCGGCCCGGTCCAGCATCAGCGGCAGGTCGAGCTGGGTGAGCGCGATCGATGTGAACTCCAGGAAGGGTTTGCTGGTGGGCCGGTCGATCACTGTCCACGAGTAGCCGCCGGAGGTGTAGACGCTGGTGGTGGCGTCGCCGAGGAGCCCGAATCCGATGGGGCGGGAGCCGGGCGGGTCGAGCGGTGTGATCCACACGTCCGGTACCGGCATCCCCGTTCACCCCCCGGTTACATGCGTGCGGTGGCGTCGGAGATCGCGTGGCGGATCTCGTCGTAGGTGCGGCGCGAGTCACCGGATTCGGTGACATACACCGGGCCTAGGTTGATCGTTGTCGTACCGCCGATGCTGATCGTCCGCACATCACCGGCAGCCGTGGTCGCGCTGCCGCCGATGGTGGGCATCACCAGTCCGGGGGCGTCCGGGATGTGGATTTCCGGGCCCGCCTCACCCACCATGTACGGCTGCCCCGCCGCGACGGGACCACCCAGCTGGCGGGTGGGGATGCCCAGCCGGGCCGCCAACCCGGCCGCGTTCACGCCCTGGCCGATGACACCACCGGAGGCGTAGCCGTGGCTGTGCTGCGGGCCGGGGGAGAACCATCCGGGGCCGTAGCTGGACATCGCGTGCCGGGCACCGGCGATGATGTTGTCGACCGGGTTGAAGATATTTCCGTGGCCCGGCAGGGCGTTCGACGCGAACGTTGTCGGAATGACCTGCATGATGCCGCGGGCTTCGTTGCCGCCCGAGTTGACGTCGTGGATTTGCTGCACGATGCCCGGGTTACCACTGGATTCGGTCATGATCTGCTGGTAGATCCCGGCGGCGTAGCTCGGTGGGTATCCGAGGATGCTGAGCGCCTGCATGATCCAGTCGTTGATCTGGCCCGGTGGGGCCGCACCGCCGGGCCCGCCCCCAGCGGGCGGCGCGGTGTTCGCCACCAGCCAGTCCAGGGCCTTCGCCCGCCACGTGTTGATCGTGGCGGGCACGAGACCGGCGAAGCTGTTTTCCGGTACGGGCAGCACGGGCCACACGCTTTCCACGACGCGCCGCAGACCTTCCTTGGTGACGCGGCCGATCCAGTCCACGGCACCCGATACGGCGTTGCCGATGGAGGAGGCGACGTTGGTGATGCCGTGCCAGATTCCGCCGAGAATCCCGCCGCCGTCGAACCCGGGCACCCCCCGGCCAGGTACACCCCCTGCTTCGTAGCGTGCGACGCCACCAGCGTGGAACCCGGGCGCGAGGTCACCCGCGAGCCGGTGGAACAGGCTCATCGCGTTGCCGCGGTGCGCCGGGTCGGTGGGGATCACATACTCGGGGTGTGCAGGGTTTCCTTCGCCGACGATGGCGCGGGGCCCGTTGGTGATGAACCCGGCCCCGACCGGGCCGAACAGGTCACCGAGTGCGCCGCCTTCGGCCATGAAGCGGAGCGGGATCACGCCGCCCTCAGCCATCTCGGGCACGTGGGGGATGTTGAGGTGGATGTTGAACCCGATCGCCCCGGCGACCTTGTTCACGACGTCGAGGAAGCCGTTCACGATGTCGATCACGATGTTGGCGCCGTCGGCGAAAATCTTTTTCATGTCGTGCCACAGGCCGGTGAACACGTCTTTCGTGCCTTGCCACGCGTCGTTCCAGATTTTCTGGATTCCGTGCCACAGGTCGGTGACGATGCGGGTCGCGGCGTCGAGGAGGTCGTGCAGCGTGCGGGTGGTGAAGTCCTTGATGTCCTGCCAGGCGCGTTGCCAGTGGCCGGTGATGATGTCGAGGAACACCGTGATGATGCCCATGATGATGTCGCGGACCCATTTGAAGATCCCCACCACGATGTCCCACGCGACCTTGACGACGGTCACGATGATGTCGAACGCGACTTTGATGATGGTCCACAGCACGGTCCACGTCGCGCGGACGATCGCCATGATGATGTCGAGGGCCAGCTTGATGCCGTCCTTGATCATGTTCCAGCCCGCGACGATCGACGCGATCAGCGGCGCCATCATGGTGCGGATCGCGGCCCACACAACCCGCGCGACCTGGGCGATTTCGTCCCAGTGCGACCGGATCGCGTCCACCATCGGCCGGAAAAACGCGACGATCCCGTTGATGGCACCGTGCACGAACGGGCCCAGCCACGACCACACCCACTCGGCGGCGGCCTTGATCCCGTCCCACGCCGCCTTACCTGCGGCGACAACCGCATGGAAGGCGCCGGTCACGATGTTGCGGAACAGCGTCGAGTGGTTGTAGGCGTAGATCAGGACCGCGACGAGCGCGACGATCGCCGTGACCACCAGCCCGATCGGGCTCGCCGCCATCGCGGCGTCGGTGGCCCACAGCTCCCCGGTGAGCAGCAGCTGCACGCCACGCCAGATCGACACCGCCGCCGCCACCGCCTTGGTGGTGGCGGCGTAGGTCGCGTACAGGCCGACGAGGATGCCCACCACGACCAGCGAGTCCCGCATCGCGCCGGTGTGCTGGCTGGCGAAACCCGCGACGTCCCGCACCGCACCCGCAACCTGGTTCAGGGTCGGCAGGAACGTGGCGCCCAGCGTGATCGCGGTCGTTTTGATCGACGCGACCATCTGGTCCCACTGGAACGCCGACGTTTTCTGCACCTCGGCGAACCCTGCGACGTGGCCCTGTGCGTCGGCGGTCGACGCGGAGATCTGGCGCACCGCGCCCGCGGTGTAGTCAGCGTTCTGCCCACCGATCTGCAGGGCCACGTTCATGCCGGTCTGGTCACCCATCGCGGCCTTCAACATCGCCGAATAGGTGGTCCACAACTCGCCCGCCGAGTGGGTTTCGTTGCCGATCTGGTGCGTGGACTTCGCGAGTGTCGCGAACGCCATCGCCTGCCCCTGCGCCTCCACCGGGAGCCCCTTGGCGGCCTTCACGTATTCGGCCCACGAGGTGGAGCCGTCCAGGGCGCGGCTCGCGACATCCCGCACCGCCGGGTCCAGCTTCTTCAACGCATCCGACAGGTTGATCACCACACGCTGCGCGTCCGGCCCCATGTGCTGCTGGATCGCGGTCGACAACTCGTTGACGACCCCCGTGAGCCCCTTCTGCGACAGGTCGCCCTGAACCTGCTGCACCGTGAACCCGAGCTCGGCGAGCGCCTTCGTCTGCGGCGCCGTCACAGCCTGCAAATGCCCGATAGCGTGCGCCAGATTCTCCGACGCCTGCTGGGCGGAGGTGCCGTGCACCGTCATCGACGCCAGCGACCCGAGCACATCCTCGAGCGACACGTGCGCCGCCGACGCCGCGGGCAGCACCGAATGCAGCGCCCCGGACAGATCCTGGAAGGTGACCTTGCCGGTGGAGGTGGCGCCGATGAGTTTCGACATCACCTCCGCCGAGGCTTGGGTGACCTGGGCGGCGGACGCGGCGTGCGGGTAGTAGTCCCGCATCGCGCTGGACAGGGCGTTGGCGACGGTGGTGGCGTCGGCGCCCTCCGCGCGGGCACCCTCCTCCGCGGCTTTCAGCACCGCGAGACCGGCCTGCGCGTGGTATCCGGCGGACTCGATGGTGTACATCGCGTCCGACATGCTTTTCATGTTCGTGACCCCGACCTGGGGGGCGAGGGCCAGCATCCCCTGCCGCACGGTGTCCAGCGCGCCGACCGCTTCACCGCCGGACGTCACGAGCCTGGTCGTGTCAGCCTCGAAATCGACGGCCATCTTGGTGGATGCGGCGGCGGCGGTGCCCGCGACCACCGCGGCACCGAGCAGCGCGGTTTTCATGGACGCCGCGGACGACTCGGCGGCGGTCTTCTGCCGTTCCCGCGCCGCGACTTCCTTGTCGGCGGAGGTGACGGCCGCGTCCGCCGACGTTTTCGCCGACACCACCTCGGTTTCGGCCGCCGCCTTCGCCGTGGCGGCGGCCTCGGTGCGGGCCCTGGCCAATGTGACCGTGCGGCGGGTCGCGGCATCATCCACCGCGGCGTTCTCCGACTCCGCCCGCCCCTGGGCACGCACAGCGGCCTCATACTCCCGGCTCGCAGCCTGCGACGTGCGGGTCGCTTCGGCGAGCCGGGCCTTCGCCTCACTCGCCGCCCGCGCCGTGGCGGACGTTTCCTGCTCCGCCGCGGCACCAGCCCGCACCGACCGTTCCAGACCGGATTGCGCGGCCTCCGCCTCCCGTAGCCCGGCGACGTAGGCTTCTTTCCCGGCGAGCACCAGCCTCGCCCCGACCTCCGACAACCCGACCGCCACGGCAACCCACCCCCGGCCCCGCAGGTGTCAGTCGCCGGCGAACGCCCGCGCCACCGCATTCCCGAGCCGGTTGGCGAGGACGTCGGCGAACTCGTCGAGCAGGTCAGCCTCCGCCGCCCTGGCCCGCTGCAGCACGGCCGCGGTGATCCAGTAGTCGTCGCCTTCCCGGTCCAGCACCGTCAACGGGTCCAGGCCGTAGCGGGCTGCGAGCGCCGCGATCCGCAGATGGCCGTCGAACTCGCTGTCGTCGCTGGCTAGCTGCCGAAAAAATCTTGGTCGGACTGTGGGGCCTCCACACCCGACCAGCGCACCAGTTCGTTGACGGCGGACACGATCTGTGCCTGCTTCGGGAACAGCGCGAGCACCACGTCCACCGCTTTCGCCGACTCCGGATCGAGTCCCAGGCTGTGCGCCAGGTCCCGGTCGAACCGGGTCCAGTCGCCGTGTTCGTCGCCGTCCCGCAGCGACAGTTTCGGGCGCTCATCGGTCTCGGGGTCGTCCGCCGGGGCGCCCTCCAGCGCGTACACGCCGCGGCACACGTCGACCAGCACGTCGGCGTTCATCAGCTCAACCCAGTCGGGGCTTTTCTTGCGCTGCTTGCGTCTCGCCTCGCTGGCCCGCCCCAGCTGGGACGGTTTCACCGGGGCACACCGCACATAGATCGAGATCGGCGCCGGGTCGTCAGGGTCCTCATGCCAGCCGGGCACCAGGACATCCAGGTACAGGTGCTGCTGCTGGCGTTCCCGGCGGGCCTTGAGCGACCCGAGTGGCGAATCCCGCACCGGCGGCGGGGTGTGGTCGCGCACCTGCCCGTTGCTGGTGTCGTCGGCGCCGTCGAGCGGGTACGCGGGAGGTTCCGGACCGTACTCGATACTGGTCATGGGGCTCCCTAGCTTCGGGTTTCGATGGACACGTGCACCTCGAACTGCCGCACCGCGGCGGACGTCGAGTCGTAGTCACCGTGTTTGATCTGCAACAGCCGCCCCCGCCACGTGATCGGGTTGCCCCACGCGTGGCCGTCGGGGTCGAGAGGCTGCTCGGTCACGGTGATCATGGATCGGCCGGCACGGTTGTCCAGGGTGCGGAGCATTTCGTGGTCCCGGTCCCGCTCATAGACGCGGTTGATCACCACATCGGTGTAGGTGGGTAGCGACGCGTACGACTTTTCGGACACCCAGCCGCCGGGCCGGTGTTTCGCCGCCGTGGCCTGCACATCCCCGCCGGTGCGCTTGTCGAAGATCCCCAGGTTCACGGTGCCGGTGGGCAGGTCCGCGGTCGCCGTGACCAGTGACTGCTGCGCTGTCGACATGACGCCTCCTTAGCTCGTTCCACCGGCGACGGGCTGACCCAGCGGCACCGACTGCAGCACGATCGACACGAACTCGGCGGTGCCGGACGGTTTGATTTGGATCACCGCGTTCGCGTACCCGGCGGCGATGGTGGTGGGGGTGTTGACCTGCGGGGACGTGTTCACCGAGAACGCGTCCGACGGGTTTGCCCCCCACAGCGCCCCGATCTGCCAGTAGTCCGTCAAGATCCCGCGCAGCGCCCCGTTGAACGCCGACAGGGTTTTGCCGCCGGCGTCGAGTTGGCCCCATTCGATCGCGGCCCCGGCTTGCTGGGCACGGTCTTGGATGGCCATCCGCAGCCGGGACCGGTTGAGCGCCACCCACTGCGGATCTGGGGACAGGCTCCGGAAGCCGTAGAGCTGCACCACCCCGGCGAGCGCCCGGATCAGGGAGACCCCGGCGGTGTTCAGCGTGGCCCGGTCGGTGTCCACATAGGTTTGGGTGACCCCGACACCGATCGCGGACTTCCCCGCCGGCCCGGCCGCGGCCGTCGCGGGGTTGCCGGTCTGGTCGGCTGCGCAACACCGGGCCGCGGCGAGCGCCGAGGGGGGCACGACCCGGTTGGGGGCGGGGATCGGGCCGCCGGTCGGGAGGCCGGGGATCGTGACCCACGGGGCCAGCAGTGTGGCGCGGGACCCGTCCAGGCCGCCGGTGACGGTGTTGGTGGCGGCGGTGGTGAGTGTGGTCGCGGTCGGGGTGTCGGGTGCGTCCAGCAGCGCGATCCGGTTGTTGATGGTGGCGTGGGTGACCAGGGCTTGGTGGGCGGGGTCGGTGGTGCGGCCGGGTGCCGATACCTGACCTGGCCCCATGTCCTGTGTGAACGCGGCGAGGGCGGTGGTCCACGCGGCTTCGGTGATGGCCGCGTTGTCGTCCATGCCGCCGGCGAGGGGGGTGGCGGGCAGGACGGCGGGGTTGTTGTTCGGCGCCGTCGTCGACGACCCGGCGTTGCTGATCGTGACGTAGGTGCTGGTCGACGACCAGTTCACCGCGTCCGCCGGGCTGGACAACACGGGGGACGTTTCCACCACGGTCCCGGACTGGGAGATCACCATCTGGTACTGGCCCGCGCCCGGGGAGGTGACCTGCACGGTGAGCGTGTTGCCCCATGCGCCTGGCCCGTTCGCGTTCACCGTGATCGTGGTGGCCGGGGTGGCGGCGCCGTCCTTCACCGCGAGCGTGGCGGGCGCGGCGGCCGGGCCGACGACCCGGGACACGTATGCCTGCACCCCGCCGTCACGAAAGTACTGATCGAGCGCGTCGTACAGCGCGCCGGCGGGGATCCGGTTCCCGAGCAGCCGCTGGTAGTCCGACATGGACCCGACGGTGAGGGCCTGGCCGACGGGTCCGCGTTCGGTGACGCCGGTGACGAACCAGGCGCCGGTGCGGGGGCTGGTGGTGGAGGGGGGCGGGGCGGTCGCGGACGCGAACGTGACCCCGGGCGCGGCGATCATCGGTTACCTCCCTTGCCGCTGCTCGCGCGCGAGCCGCTGCTGGTGGTGTCGGGTGTCGAGGCGTCCGCGTCGTCGGACGGGCTCGGAGCGGGGGACTTCGCCGGGGCGGGTTCGGTGACTTCGGTGAGGAGTCCGGCGGCCAGCGCGTCCTGTACCCGGTCGGAGTCGTCGAGGTCGGCGTGGTCTCCGGGGGCGAGGATGCCGCCGGTGTCGGTGTCCCAGGGGTGGCTTGAGGTGACGGTGACGCGCATCGCGCGGCCCCCTTCCGGTCATGGCATGTACTGCGTTGTGGTGCTGAAGTGCTGCACGATGGGCGGGTCGCCCGGTGCGGCGGTCGGGTCGGCCGGCACGGTGGAGGGCCCGGCGTAGGCGTTGAACACATCGTCGACCTCGGGTGCGACGAGCAGCACGCCGCGACCCCAGGTGTGGAAGCTGGTTTCCTGCACGGGTTCGTAGCGTTCGCCGCGCCACGCCAACTGTTCGGCGAACCCGCCCAGCGACGGGTGCTGCATCAGCGCCATCCGCAGCGCGGTCAGATACCAGCCGAGGGTGTCCTCGGTGGTTTGCCAGTCGGTGCCGTACAGCCAGACGTTGACCTGCACGTCCCAATACACCCGGAAGGTGCCGTCACCGTCGCGGTGCGGCTCGCCCAGGGTTCCGGGGCAGTACACGGACCAGCGTGGCGCCTGGTCACCGCCGACGGGGGAGATTCCGGCGTCGTTGGCCCATTCGTCGAATCCGATCAGGGTTTGTTCGACGCGGCGCCCGGCTTCGGCCACGTAGGTGGGTGCCCACAGCGCGACGGTGGTCTGGACGGCGTCCCGCACCTGCGACGGGCCGATGAACGGGCCGAACGCGGCGGGTGTGGGCGGACCGAGCCCGGGTGGCGCGGTGTGCGGTTGCGTCACAGCTAGCCCCCCGTCCAGTGCTCGATGGTCTGATCAGCGTCGGCTGGCCGTGGCGTCCGCGGTGAGCTAGCCGACGACGGCCGCATCGAGGTCAGCGGCCACCACTGACGACCCGGCGAGCGCGGCCTGCACGATGGCGCCCCACCGCTCCACCGTGCCCTCGTCGACGTCGACCAGCGTGCGCTGTGGCATCCGCCGGGTGCCCTCCTGGTGGTAGCGGGCATGCGGCAACTCGGTTCCGACGAACACCTCGTCCGGTGTGATACGGACGACCGACCCCGCCGCCCCGGATTTCGTGAGCGAGTCCCGCAGCGCACCGGTCGCGATCAGCGGATCCGGGGGCTGCCCGCGCTGTCGTTTCCGGGCGAGCGTGGACGGTGCCAGCGGTGCCCAGCCAGGGCCGGACACGTCGAACCGCTGGGCCTGGTCGCGCCGGAAATCGGCGACGACGGCGGGAAACGCGGTGCGCTCAAGCATCCCGGCGCGCAGGATCATCTCCGACAGGGTTGCGCCTGCGTCACCGAACCCGAGCGACGTGATCACCGTCTCCACCGAGAGCCTCCTCAGGTGCGGGCGTAGTCGGCGAGCAGGTGCACGATCTCCGCCTCGAGGTCGGCGGTGTCCATCCCGGGCCGGGCCTGTGGCTCCATGCGGACGATCAGGAACTTCGCGGCCTGCAACAGGGCCGCTTCCCGCAGTTCGTCCGGGGTGCCGAGCGTGTAGCCACCGGAGTAGGTGACCCGGATGGTGGACCCGACCGGGCAGTACGCGCCAAGCGGCAGCCGCAAATGCCCGGTGTCGGGTTCCGGTCCCTCGAAGTCGCTGGTGAGGGTTTGGCCTCCGCCCCACGGCCACGCCACCGTCACCGACACGTCCGAATAGGTCCACAGCTCGGGCCAGGTGGGGGCGTGCTCATCCAGCCACACATCCCGCACCTGGTCGCCGAGGCCACCGAGCGCGGCGGCTTGGGCCTGCCCGATCGCGCCGAGCAGCGGCAGTGGCCCGGCATACCCGGCGGTGAAGGTGTCCACTCCCTGTGCACGCTCGGTCTGCACGATCCCCGTGAACGGGCTCAGCCGGCGTGTGCAGCGGGATTCGATGGCCCGGGAGGCGCGGACCATGACGCTCTGCTGCTGGGCGGGTGCGGTGCCGCGCAGCAGCACCGAGTAGGCGGTGCCGGTCATGTCGTCGACGCTGGCTAGCGGTGTGTAGACCGGAGCCGTCACCACCTCACCCCCGCTCGGTCAGCCCTGCTCGGTGACGGGTTTGGCGCGTGGCCGCCGGCGAGGCTGTTGCCCGGACTCGCCCTTCCCCTTCCCGTCAGGGTCCGGCTCGTTCGTGTCGCCACCGGAGGCCGGTTCGGGTTCGGTGACCGTGCTGGCGGGGTCCGGTTCCACGATCTCGGTGGTCGGTTCGGTCTCGTCGTCGGCCGGGGGGAGGGTGGCCTCGTCGAACCCGTCGATCGCGAGCAACTGGCGGGCCAGCTCGACGTCCTCCACCTCGACCACCGCCCCATCGTGCGGCCAGTGCAGGCCGCCCGGTCCGTTCGCCGCCGACCTCGACCGGATAGGCACGCCGCCCATCACAACGTCGCCAGGGTGTTCCGCAGCCGGCCCGCGAGTTTCGGGGCCCGCAGCGCGAGCGTGCAGTCCGACACCAGCGCGAAAGGCAGGGAGTCCGGGCTGGACGTGGTCGGGTATACGTCCACCGGCCGCACATCCCGCACGTACGGGCGCAGCAGCAGGTCCGGGTCCCGCGGCACCAGGTAGATGTCCTCGCCCCCGGCGACACGCGGCTTCTGGGAGCTCCCGCCGACGTAGGTGGCGGCGGGGGTGCCGACCTGTGCCCCGACCTGCGGGACCAGGTTCGTGCCGGTGTCGACGATGGTCGTCGCATAGTTGGGGGTGACTCCGTCGCCCTGCAGCGTCGCCACCGCGTCCACCACACCGAGCAGGGTGGCGTTGCCGGTGGAGGTGCCGCGGTACACCCGGTACGACAGTGGGGCCGCACCGTCCGGGCCGGTCGGCACCGCGAAGTTGAGGGACACGGTGGAGGTGGCTCCGGTCGTCGCCTGCGACACCTCCGCCGACGGGGTCAGCGACCCGTACCGGGCGACGACCGGCTCGATCACGTAGTAGTAGGTGCCGGCGCCCAGGGTGCCGCCGGTGGTGGACGGGGTCGCGGTCACCACACCCATGGTCGATCCGCGGTTCGACAGGAACGACGTTTTGATCATGGGGATGTCGCGGTACGCGGTGACGTTGAGTCCGGCCGCGACCTCGGTGGTGGTCAGGAACCTTTGCAGGGGGGTTTCCAGTTGCGCGATCTTCGATGCCGAGGTCGGCGACATCAGGAACATCCAGGTGGACGTGAAGATCGGCATGGCTGCGTTGGTTTCCACGCAGTCGATCAGCCGGTCCATCTGGGAGAACGACAGTGCCGCACCGGCGCCGTCGATCGAGTTCTGCGGGTTCGTCGAGGTCGAGGTGAACTGGTTCACCAGGGCGTCGAGGCCGTCGAACTGGGGCCACGGACCGGATGCGGTGGCGGTGGAGTGGCCCCACAGCATCGCGGTTTCGATGTCCCACAGCAGACCCTGCACACACGACGCGATCTCCTGCTGACGCAGGTCACCAATCAGGTCGCGGGTGACTTCCTGCGCGTAGCCGGTGACGGCACCCACGGACTGCAGGTTCCGCATGGTGAACGCGAACTGCTCGTAGGTGCTGGAGCCGAGGGGCCGGGCACCGCCGTCGCGGACGAACCCGCCCGGGGCGCGCGTGGTCCTGCGGTTGAAGTTGTAGACGGTGGAGGACCACTGCTTGGTGGGGATCGTCCGCACCAGCGGGCTGTACCGGCGCTGGTATTCCAGCAGCAGCGGGTCGATGACGGTCTGCACCAACTGCGGAACGTTCGCGGCGGTCAGCGCTTCACCCAGGTCAGTTGTCATGTGTTACTCCTCAGGGCAACAAAAAACCCCGGGAGTACCGGGGTGATCTCAGGTCTGTTCGGTTGGGAGCGGCCGGGTTACTCGGCGCCGACGGGACCCAGCACCTTGTCCCACTGGGCCGCCGCGTACTTGCGGAACTCGTCGCTGTCCATCTTGTGCAGCTCCGGCGGCTCGGACTGGTCCGTCGCGGCCTCCACCAAGCCCTTACGCCTCGGCGGCCCGTAGGTCTCCAGCATCGACTTGCGGAGCGCGTCCACACGCTCGGCGACGGCATCTTCGACGCGGGACGCGACCGTCTCGGAGATGCGTGCTTCCATCTCCTCCGTCGACTCGGCAGGCTCGGTCGGCTGCTGTTCCTGCCCGGCGGGCTTGAGGGCGGCGGCGAGCCGGTCGGCGATGTCCTGCCGGTCTTCCGCGGTCAGCGCCTGAGCCGGTTCGGTGGTGGTGCCGGTTTCCTCGGTGGTCTTGGTGGTCTTGGTGCTGCGCTGTTCGGCCACAGCGGGCCTCCTCACGTCACGGGTTTCGCTGGTGTCGTCCTCGTCGTCCGGCAGTTTCGTGCCGCACGCCGGGCAGTAGACCGCGTCCACAGGCGGGTCGACCCCGCACGACGGGCACGCGGTGACGTCCTCACCACCGCCCTCGTCGCCCGGCAGATCAAGGTCACCGTCCTCGTCGGGGTCCAGCGTCTTCAGTGCCGCATCCGCCGCCAAACCAAGCTGGGTCGCGGCGGCGGCCAGATCGGCGTTGGGGATGCCGAAAGCGCTCACGTCCACATCAGCCGGGCCTTGCATCGCCGAGATCGCCAGAAACGCCTCGGACGTCAACCCCATCTGCTCGAGTGCCTCACCGAGCCCGGTGCGCTCAGTGCCGTCGTTGTCGAACAGGGTCTGCTGGGCGGTGTCGTGCGCCGACTCGGCGGACTCCAGCTCGGGGACCTCTTTGCCCGCATCGGACAGGTGCTTCGCCAGGTGGGCGTGGACCTTCTTGCGGTCACCGTCGGGGATCGTTGTGCCGCCCCGGCCGCCGTTGAGGACCGCGATCCCGCTGCTGGCCGCCTTCGTCGACGCCGCCCCCACCGCACCGTCCTCACCGACGAAATGGTGAATGAACTTGTAGCTGGCCTTCTTGTCCGGGTCGCCGTCCGGGTCCTGCCACGCGTAGGCCTCCTTGAGTACCTTCGCGCCGGCGTCGTTCTTCAGATTGGCCTCGTTCTTCGGGCCGTCCCATGCGGCGTCGCTGGTGGCGGTGGAGTGCGACGACATCGCACCCTCTATCACCCCGGCCGGCGTGGACGTGCCGCTGGGGGTGACTTCCTCGCCGGTGGATGTTTTCTCGGTGCGCGACAGCTTGTCGGGCATGACGTGGACCTCCACAGTTTCGGTGATCGGGGTGCGCTGGCCCGCGGACTCGCTGGCCACACGGTCCGCCTTCGCGATCCGCGCGGCCGCCACCCCCGGTGACTTGGTGAAGTCGACGCCGTCGACCTCGAGGCCGTCGGCGATCTCCACTTGCTGCCCGTCGACCTCGATGGTGCGGACCGGTCCGAGCCACCAGCCGCGGATCGACACCCCGTCCAGCACCCGTTTGCCGTCCGGGCCGGGTTCGGTGGCGGCGGCGATGTCCCGCCCCGCGCGGGTGTCGATGAGATAGCCGTACAGCGACGCCTCGTGCGTGTCCGTGTCCAGCCGCACATCGGTGACCCGGGCACACAGCTGCGTCGAGTCGTCGCCGGCGCCGTGGTGGGACAGCATGGTGATGGGCAGCCCGTCCGGGTCGGCGAGCCGGTCCCGCATGCGGGCGACCGCGTCCTCGATGAGTTCCGGTGTGTAGTAGCGCCCGTTTTTCGATACGCCGGGGGACAGGAACGGCGAGTCGATTGTGCCCAGCACACCCACGTTGACCACCCCTTTCAGTGGTCGGTGCCGTCCGGGTCGACGCGGTGGGTCTGCCCTTGCCAGCCGGTGGAGTGGTGCAGCCACGCACCGAACGCGTCACCCCAGTCGTGGGACGGGATGCGGTTGGTTTCCACGTAGTGGTCGAAGTCGGGGAAATCGCCGCTGTGGCAGCCGGGGCACGTCAGGTTGTCGCGCGGGAACCGGCCGGGCTGGACGCCAGACATCGCCGCCCCCTTTCTTCGGCTGGGTTATCCCCACGGCACGAGCATGCAGCGGCATCCGCCGTGCTCCACCGCGGGCACCGTCTCCACCGTGTAGGGGCTGCCGGCCTCTTTGTCGAGGCACAGCCGGCAGGGGCCGCCGACGGTGCGCCAGTCCAGCAGCCCGATCCCGAGTTCCCGGTACACGGCGACCGAACCGTCCAGGAATGCCTGCGACAGCTGCACGTCGAGGTAGTACTGGGCGCCCGCACCGGCCCGGATGATGTCGGCGATGTCGGCGTCGGACAGTGACGCCCACGCGTCGCCGATCGCCGCGGCGGCGAGGTCCCCGGCCAGCCCGCTGATCTGTTCCTCGACCCACGGGCCGGGGCTGATCGGTGACCGCACCCCCGGCGTCGCCGCGGCCGGGAGCACACCGTGGGACAGGATGTGTCCCGCCGCTGCCGCGCCGGCGACGGTGCCGGTGGTGTGCGCGTCGACGGCGGTGTCCCGCCACTGCGGGAGGACCCCGGTGGCGGTGGCTTGGGCGAGGAGCGCGGTGGTGGCCTGGTCCCGGCGCACCGGGCGTGCCGCGTCCGGCTGGATCGCAGCCCGCAGCGTCGGCGGGTGGAGGCGGGACGCCAACAGCGCCAGCACGGCGGCGAGCGCGGCGGCGCTGTCCCGGTGTGCCCGGTCCCGCTCGGCCGAGGTGGCGGCGAGGAGCCCGGTGGTGGCGCCGTCCGCGACAACATCCGCGTCGGCCGGCGGGTCGTCTTGCTCGAGCGCGGCGTGCTGCACGGCCCGCACTCGGGTCTGGGCGAGTTCCGTCACCTGGTGCCCGGTGGAGGCGTAACCGGCGACCCACGCGTCCCGCACCGCATTAGCGGCCGGGGCCGCGCCGTTCAGGGGCAGTTCGGTTCGCTGGTCGGCGAGGAACAGGCCAACCCGGTCGAATGTGATCGGCCCGACCTCGCTCAGATCCGCGGCGGTCAGTCCGTATCCGGCGGTCATGTGGGGTGTGAACGGTTCGTGCTGGCCTGGATGCGCGCCGCCGAGGAGGGCAGCGCACGTGGTGGTGAGCTGCCGCTGCACAGGGCCTATCCGGTCGCTGTCGCCGACCAGGTACACCGCGCACGGGTCGCGGCCGTCGTGCCCGTCGGGGTTGAACGTGGCATGCGCGAACACCCGCGCCCGCAGCGGCCCGCCCAGGTCGGACACCGCTTGTTCGGCGGCGTTGCGGGCGAACTGCTGTTGTTGTGGGTCCCACCCGGTGACGTCGTCACCCAGGTATTGGAGGGTGACGTGCATCTGGTCGGGGGGTTCGGCGTTGTCGTGGTCGAGGGCGAAGCGGGCGACGTCGCCGGTGTGGGGGAGGAGCGCGATCATGCCGCCGGTGTGTGCCGCCACCCGTCACCCCCGGGGTCAGCGTTTCCTGCGCGTGGCGCGGTGGATGCGGCGGCGGCGCTGCACGGTGCGGTGGTGCGTGTGGTGCGCCGCGCTGCTACGCCGCCGCGGCCGTGGCACGGTCGCGTGTCGCGCCCGGTGCGGCGTGGTGCCGCTTCCGACCCGCCGCCGAGGGGTGCTGTGGGCCGCTGGTGCGTGGTGAACTTCGCGCTTCACGTGGTGTGGGACGCCCGCGACCCGGTGGCGGGCGGCCCTGGCGCGGGCCAGGTTGGCGCGTGCCGCCGCCATCTGTGCTGGGGTGCGCTGACCGGCCGGGTGCCGCAGCAGGGCCGCCGCGCGTGCTTTGGCGAGGTTCGCGCGTTCCGCCGCCAGTTGGGCCGCTGTCTGCTGGCCTTTCGGGTGCCGGGCGTGCGCGGCGAGCCGCGCTTTCGTCAGGTTCGTGCGCGACGCGGCGAGCTGCCCGGCGGTTTGCTGCCCGGCAGGGTGTTTCGCGCGCCGCGCGGCCCTTGCCCGCGTCAGGTTGGCTCGCGCGGCGGCGCGTTGCTTGTCCGACTCGCGTCTCGCCACCGGTCACCGCCGCGGCGGTGACGGACTCCGCCCCCCGGCGACCCGTTTCGCGACCAGCACCGGCACCCGGTCGGCGGTGATCACACCGGACGGCACCGGGTCGGTCACTTCGTCGACCCCTTCGACGACGAGGTGCTGCTCGACGAACCCCCGCTGCTCGAGGAGCCACCCGAGCTGGCGCCCGACTCTGCGGTGGCAGTTGCGGCGGACGGTGCGGTCACCGGGGACCCCTGCTCGGCGTCGAGCAGGTTCCGGGCGTCCTGCAGCCGGGTCTGGGCCCGCTGCACGGCCTGGACCGCGTCGTCCTTCACGTCACCATCGTCGAGGTGGGTGACGTGCTCGGCGAGGGCTGCGACGTCGGAATCCAGGTCCGACACGATCCCGGCCCACTGGTCTGCCATGATCTCCTCCTTGCTCGTTTCAGTGCGGGCGATGCCCGTTCCCGGCCATCGCCGGTGCTTTCTCCACCAACTGCTGGTAGTGGCGGGCGACGGAACGCCGCCACCTCGTCGCCGCCGTCGACTCCTGCGGCGGCGGTGGTTCCGGCTCTGCCGGGGCGGTACCGGTCTTGTACTTGCTGGCGATCATCGCCGCCGACATCGCACCAATGTCGCGCCACTGCACGATGTTCTGCCGGTCCACCAGCACGTGCTCCTCGCCACCCAGGTCGGCACCCACGGCGGGCTCGTTGATGTCCACCAGGTAGCGGTCCAGCGTCCACGACCCATTCCGCAACCGCATGTCGCGGATGTCTTCCAGTGTTTTGTCGTCCCGGTAGTCGACCTCGCCGAACTGCAGCGACCAGTCCTCGATCCCGAAACCCTCACGCACCAGGTGGTAGAGGAGCTTCTCCAGCACGATCGACGCGATCGGCGAACACGTGTTCACCTTGAACACCTTGAACTGGGACGTTCCGGTGCCGCCGCCCAGGTTGCCGGACTCGATCACACCCACCTGCGCGGGCGGTACACCCGCCTCGGACAGGATCGTGTCGCGGGCCTGGTCCATGGTGGCCATCCAGTCCGCGATCTTCCCGCGCTGCAGCTCGCCGAGCGTGGCACCGCCGCGGGTGGTGATCGGGTTCCCGATGTTCTCCGCACCCAAGTTGCGCACCACATACTGGGACCGCCATTTCCGCACGTCGGCGGGCTGCACCTCGAGCGGGAAGTCCAGGTGCATGTTCGGCGGGTCCCCGCGCCGCATGGTGGCCTTCAACAGTCCGGCGGTGAACAGCCAGATCTCGGTCGGCAACAGCGCCTTCTGCGCGACCCCCACGCCGTACAGGCTGCCGTGGGGACTGTCGGCGGGAATGTGGATCACTTCGTGTGGTTCGAAGTCCGCGGTGCGGGTGTCGAGACCCTGCTGGTAGCCGGTGACGTCGCCGTGCTCATCGGCGAGCACCGTCATTGTCGCCGGGTCCAGCGGATACAGGGCGACCGGGCGGCCCAGCAGCCACACGACCTCGATGAACGCGTCACCAAACACACCGATGTCGGTCACGCAGCCGCGCAGCAGCTGGATGATGTCCTGGGCCGGGTTGCAGGTGTCGAGCAGTTCCTGCAGGGCCTGCACGTTCGGCGGCTGGGTTTGTGTGCTGTCTTCGCCGTGCCCGTCCGGGGTCAACAGCAGCCCGCCCGCGGTGACGGTCCGCGCGATCGCGTCGATCGGTGCCGACAGCCACGGGCACGCCAGATACGCGGCCTTCAGTTCGGCCATGAAGTTCGCGCGCCCCGCCGGGTACTGGCCGCCGGGTTGCGTCGCGCTGGTACCACCCAGCGGCACATCGGTGTCGTACCCGGTGCGGGCCGACTGGTTCGGGCCGTTGTCCTGCTTGGTTTCGGTAAGCGGCGCGAAACCGGCCTCGGTCAACATCAGCCGGTCCCGGGCTGCTCGGCGGGCACGATCTGGCTGTAGGCGATCCGTGCCCGTTCGATGACGAGTTCACCGGGTGCCGGGGTGCTGCCGCTCTCGCTGCGGCGGTGCACGTCGGCGAACCGCAAACAGGACTCGTCCGCATCCACCAGCAGCCCGTCGAACGCTCCCCCGTCGCGGGGGAACACGAGCAGACGCACGCTGGTGAGGGAACGGAGGATGCGGTCCCGGCGAGCGAACACAACCACCCACCTCCCGCTCCCGCGTCTACACCTGTGCCCACGGGCTGTCGTCGTCCTCGCCCACACGCCGCCGACCAGGGGTGTGCAGGTCAGATGGGCGCCACCCGAAGCCGCCGATCTCGGACAGCTCGGCGTCGCTGCTGGCCGTGTCCTCGTCGAAAATCACTGACGGCGCGGCACCGATCGTGGTGAGCAAATATCTGCAGGCGTCGTACCAATGGTCGTCTGCGTCGGTGTCGACGTCCTCCGGCCGGTTCGGGTCCCGCGGCAGGCCCGGCATGGTGCGCACCAGCTCCGGGCACGCCTGGTCGAGCACATGCAGCATCGGGCAGGTGTCCCACCCCAGAGACCGGTGGTGAGGGCACGCCGGTCCTTCCGCCAGGAAGGTGTGCACCCGGCCTTTGCCGCCGAGCCTGTCGTTGTCGCCCTTGGCCAGCGCGCAGCCCTCGATCGCGAACTGCGACGCAGGCGGCAGGGCCGACCCGGTTTTGCCCCACATCGCAGGGTCCGCGGCCCGCACCGACACCGGATGCTGTCCCTCAACGGCCAGCACGCGACGCGCCTGCTCCCGCTCCGGGGTTTGCCGCATCGTCAGCTCGCGGTAAAACCACATCCGGCCGTCCCCGTCTTTCGCGGCAGCCAGATACACCGACGGGGCGGTCCAGCCGTAGTCGAGCCCGCCGTAGCGTTGCCACGACTCGGGGATCTCGAACGCGGGCACCACGATCCGGTCGTGTTTCCAGTCCGGGAACGCCGCGTCCGGCATGGCCGACCAATCCCCGTCACGGATGCGTGCCCGCAAATCCGGGTCCGCGATCCCCGACAGTGCCTCCTCGTAGGTCCCGACATAGGGGTTGTCCGACGCCTTCGCGGGAATGAACAGCCGCCGCCGGCCCGCGTCGTCGGTGATCTCGCGGCGGCCGTGGTCGGTGGCGTCCACCCACCCGGCCTTCACGGTGGCGTGCCCCGGTCCACCCGGGTTTGACGCGGACCGCACACCGAGACAGGGCACGCCGACCACGCCGGAGCGGACACGGGTGTACAGGAAGTCCACCACCGCCGGAGGCATCAGGGTGCGCTCATCGATGATCAGCAGGTTGATTTCCGCCGACGACATCGAGCTGGCTTCCTGCATGTTCTTCGCGTGCGCGAAAGTGAGGATCGACCCGTTGGTGAACCGGAGTTCGTATTTCGAGCCGTCCCACTTCGCGCCCAGCGACCGGCAGTACCCGTAGCGGGCCAGGGTCCGCAGCACCGACTGGTTCACCTGCGGGAACGTTTGCCGGAACCAGAACACCTGCAACCCGGGGTAACGCATGCACGACCGGATCGCGTAGATGATCATGGCGCTACTTTTCGAACCGCCGCCGGCGCCGCCGAAAAGCGCATCGATGTTGTCGTCCGGCAGGCCCAGGAACCGCTCCTGCGGGCACTCGCCACACCGCGGCGGCAGATCCTGCTCGGGGACCCCGTCGAGGCGTGCCTGAACCCGGGGCTTGCACAGGGGTTCGAAGCCGAGTGCCGCGTACACGTCGGTGTGGCGTGCGGCGTCCTCGTCGAGGCGGCGCCGTTCAGTCTGCAGGGCCCGTAGCCGTTCCAGTTTCTCCAGCGGCGCCGTTACCTGCCGCATGGGCACCGTCCTCTGTGGTGCGTTCGGCGATCTCCTGTTCCAGTTCGCGGATCGCGGCGTCCACTGTCGACTCGGACAGCACCTCGATCTGCTGGGGCACCGGCAAGTTCAGGCCGAGTAGTTTCGCGATGCGGTCTTCGATTTTCACGAGCCGGTCCACGGCTTGCAGCACGGGGCCGTCGTCGAGGTAGGGCTCACCGGCCTCGTCGTCCTCGCTGTCGGGGTTCTTCTCCCGCACGATCTGGCCGTCGGATATGTGGTAGTGCTTGCGTTCCAGCACTTTCATGACGGCGATTCGGGCTTGGTTGAGCCGGTCGAGTTGCATCCGGCGGTACTGGTCCTGCAGGGGGATGACTCGTTCGTCCGCCTCGAGCGCGATCAGGTGGCGGGCTTTCTCGTGGGAGCAGCCCATGCGTTCCCCGATTTCGCGGAGGGAGTAGCCGCGGAGGGCGTATTCGTAGGCCTGGATTTGTTCTTGGGCGCGTGTCGCGCGGCTGGTGCGTTGTTCGTTCCGGCGGGCCATCGTGAACCCCCTTGCCGGTCGAGAAGTCAGGTGGCGGCGAGGACGGCGCAGGGGAGGCACGCGATGGCGACGGTCTTGTCGGGGCCGTCGGTGTGGAGCGGGATCTCGCCGTAGTGGTCACCCTGCTGGAACTGGTGGCCGCAGCCTTCGGAGCAGCGGGCGCCTGCGGCGAGCAGGAGCCGGTCGACGGGGTAGAGCCCGGTGACGCGGGGGCAGTCGAGGTCGTGGCGCTGGTTTTCCCCTTCGGGCCAGCAGTCGGCGCCGCAGTAGATGCACCACCGGAATTGTTCGTCCAGCGGGTCGAGGAGGGTGTGGTCCATCAGTGTGTGCCGCTCCCTCCCGGGGTCAGCGAGGTCCAGGGCGGTGTCGCCGAGGCCGGCCTGCCGGCCTTAGGGCGTCGACGGGCCTGGATCGTCGCTGGTGAGTGCTTGTGCGAGCGCGAGTGTCTGCTGCACCGGTTTCCCGGCGAGGGAGCGGGATGATGCGCAGGTTTCGATGCCAGCCCGCAGCATCTGCCGCACGGGTTCTCGCGCGCTGGCGGGTTGTATGCGGTCGATGTGGGCGAGCGCGTCGGTGAGCAGCATGGCGGCGCTACGCGGGGTGTGCTGGGTCGCCATTGCCGTACCTGCCTGCCTCGGTTTCGGGGATTGAGGTCCGGCGGCTGTCCACGGCCCCCTGGGCGGGCCCCGCCGGGACCTCCGGGAGCGAGGACCGCGCCCCACGCGTCGGGCCGAAGTCGAGAGTCCCGGCCAGCCAAGGGGCCGCTGGCCGGGCGGAAGTAGTGTACCCGCCAACAATGAGCGGATCAGCCGCTGCATGGGGAGAGCCCTGTGGGGGACACTTCACGAGCATCTCAATTCGGATCATGACATCGGGTGGTGGTTTTGTCCACCTGGACACGCCGAGTGATCGAGAGACGAAGGGTCGGCGGCACCCTCTACTCGAACTCGTCGTCTTCGGGGAAGAGCGCGTCGGGCGGAGATCGCTGGATCAGTTACCACAACGGTTCGGTGCCAGTGGCGGCCTCGCCGTGAGCAGGTGGTGCGCCGCCACGGTCACCGTCCCGAGCCCACGGGTCAACCTCCCACGCTTCGGAGAACTCTTGATCGGCGAAGGCTTCGGCCAGTCCAGTGGTTTGCCGGAGCCGCACGACTTCATCTGGCTGCATGCCGAGCTCGCGGGCGATCCATTCGTCCCCTTTCCCGTTCCTGCTCAGTTCCAGAACGATGTCGGCCATGCCGTCGACGGTGTGCAGGCCGCGAGCCCGGTTGTGGCGGATGGTGGCGGCCATCCGATCGTCTCGGCTGGTGCGTGCGGACCGGATGACGGTGATCGGGAGACGCCCGTGGAGCCTGCCGGCGACGGTCGGGCAGTCGTGGCCGACACGGTGCCGGTGGAATCCGTCGACGACTTCGTGTCGCCCGGTGTGATCCGGTTTCCAGGTGACGATCGGCTGTGTGTAGCCGTCGGCGGTGATGGAATGTTCGAGTAGTTCCATTTCCGGGGCGGCGACGACGTTCGGGTTGTAGTCGTTGGCGGTGATCTCGGCCGCACGTACCCACAGCACGCAGTCCACGGGTTCCTCGCGCATGGGCGAGTGGTCGTGCAGCGCGGCACGGATCGCGTTGATGGTGTCCATCCGGTCCTCCTCGCCGAGGTCGGTGAGCCTGGTGAACACCGCTGCCGCGTCCGCGACGATGTCGTGATCGACCGTCATGATGGTGCGTCCCTCGTGAGTTTCGTGAAATTCCGGGTTTTTCCGACCGGGCGGAATCCGGCCTGCTGGTAGGGCGGGGCATGCTCGTGCCGGACGACGGCGTGCAGCGCCCGCTCGCCGAAACGCGCGACCGCGGCGTTGACCAGCTCCGGTGCGGTGTTCTCGTGGCCGGGCACGGTGTAGAGGCTTTCCACGCTCAGCCGCCCACGGGCGGCGACGGCGATAAAACCGGTGACGGTGTCCGCGTCGAGGGCCACGAGCCAGGTTTTCGCGTCGTCGTCCCAGATGGTGTCGCCGACGTGGCGGACGACCTCACGGCGGGACAGGAACGGGCCGAGCGTGGGATAGAACCGCGGATCGGTGTTGGTCAGGGCGAGCACGGCGTCAGACACGGTAGCCCCACTCCTGTCGTTTGATCCGCAGCTTTTTCCGGTACTGCGCGTAGGAACCGTGCGAGTGGGGCGGGGAGAAGGACAGCCCTTTGCACCAGTAGTCGTAGGTCAGCAGCACCTTGCAGATCCGCTTCCACGACGGGCGCATCTTGTCGCTGGCCGAACCGTCGTCCGGGATCACGCCGCCGGGATAACCCCGCACGTCATACCAGGCCAGGAACACCGAGATCTTGTCCCGGAAGTGCTCGGCGACTTCGGCGGGCATGCTCGCCAGCAGTCGCTGCGCGTAGTCCTCCCAGGTGATGTCGTCGGGTTTGGTGATCGTGATCCTGCCGAGGCGGGCACCGAAGTTCGCGCCCTGGACGCGGGCGACCACCCGCGACCAGGTGCGGGGCTCGATGAGGTGGTACAGCCACAGGCCCTTGCGCTGGTCGTCGCCGTAGGGCTGGCAGATACGGGCCTGGTGGATCGACAGGCCCGCTTGGTGCATCCGGTCGTAGAGCACGTTGTACGGGGTTTTCGTTTTGCCGTAGAACCGCCAGATGTCGGCGGTGCGCCAGTCATAGACCGGGTAGGCGTTGTAGAGCGCCCCGCCGAGCCAGGTGGTCCACTGGTTGCCCTCGTGGGTCTGTTTCTTCCTCGAGGCGATGGTGCGGTAGCGGTTGAGCGATTCGTCCGAGCGGATCGCGACCAGGCACGCGGTCAGCCGGCCGCCGTTCTGGCGGGCGTACCAGTGCCCGAACTCGGGGGTGAAGTCTTCGAACTCCATCCCCTCCCGGAAAAACGGGAAAAACCCGGGATCGGTGATCGCGCCGTCTGGTTGGGGGCGCACCCACGCGTCCCGCTGCTCGGGGTCCCAGCAACGCCACTGCGGCTGGAACTGGCTGACCGCGTTGCGCAGCGACAGCGGCAGCGCGACCCAGTACACGTCGAGCACGTCGGCGTGGCGGGCCAGCATGGTCTGCAGGTAGTCGACGGTGTGCGCGTACTGGGCTTCCAGGTCGACGATCAGGCACCCGATCCGCCGCCCGCGGCGCCGGGCTTCGGTGGCCGCCATTTCCAGCAGCACGCCGGAATCTTTTCCACCGGAGAAGCTCACGTAGATGTTGGGGAAATCGGTGAAGACGGTCCTCAGCCGTCGCTGCGCGGCGGTATGAACATCAATTCCGAGCCCTCTCTTAGCCATGCCTCCACCTCCTCCCGGCTGATCTGCTCGACGTCACCGTCCGAGGTCGCGCGCAGGAACATCCGCTCCGCGGTGTTGACGCCGGTTTTGCGGTATGCCTCGTAGACCCGGTTGACCGTCAGCGTCCAGTGGTACATCACCCCGCGCGTCCCCCGGCCGTTGCCACGCGAGTAGTCCCGGTGCGGCTCAAGGAAATCGCGCCGGAAACCGAAGGCGGCGGAATAGCCGATGAGCTCGGCCAGCCACGGGCTCGGCGCGAGCCAGTGCCCCGCTCCACGGATCGCCGAGGGCCCGATGCGCTCGGCGCTCCACTGGGCCTTGAACCCGGCGGCGACCGGTCGGACCTCGAGCAAAATCGCCGCGTCGCGGGCGAGGATCTCCGTGGCTTCCTCGGGCGTGGCCGCCCGGACCCGGGCGTAATGGTGCCCGCCACTGGAGCGGCACTGCACGACCGTCACGATCGCTTCGACCAGGCCGTCGTCGTCGAGTACCCGATAACCCGGGATGTCCGGTCTGGGGCGCAGCTCGCCCCGAGCCGCGGAGGGAACGAACCGCACCCGCAGCGTCTGCCCCGGCTCATACGCGTGGTCGCGGCGGCGCAGGCGCCAGGTCGGGAACGGCAAGGGCGTGGGGCACTCCCCAGGACGGTGGCGCACGCCCTGATCCAGCACACCCGCCTCAGGTTCGACGAACTCGCCGCACGCGCGGCACCAGTCCCGCCACATGTTGACCCGGACCGGCGGGGGTGCCGGCACGGCCGGGCACGCACCCTCATGTTGGCCCTTCCACTGTGGACTGCCGTAAGGGAAGAATTCGCCTGGCTCCGCCGCCACCTGCATTGCCCGGCCTCCGCCGCCGCCTGGGCAGACCAGAACGCTCCGTTCGCCAGGTGGCTGTCAAACGCCCACGCCCCAACATCCGAAAGGGCGACCAGCTTGCCGCAGAGCTGGCACTGCGCACCCGTGAGCAACCGCTCAGCCAACACGGTCAGCGCCTCAACCGGACCCCGCTGGTCCTCCACCCCGATCCGCGCACCCCGATATTGGGCGTGGGCCCACCACCCGGCCCGCTCCGCCGGCACATCGTCATGCAGGTAGCCGACCTGCAGTTCCTTCGCGCCGGTCCGGCCAACCAGGTCGATCGTGGCGCGCATCGCTTCGTCGTCGAGTTCATCACCGGTCACGACGCATCCCGCCGCGCCGCCGTAGCCTCCGGAAACAGGCGGGCCTCCACATCCGCCAACCGAAACAGCGGCGGATACTCGCCCAGGTTCACCGGCCGCAGCAACCCGCGCTGCTTCCACTTGCGGATCCGATCCACCGGGACAACCACCCCGAACCGCCCGCAGATGCGCGACAACTCCACCGCCGTACCGCACACCTCCCGCGCCGCCGCCACCAGCACCCGCTGCCGATACGCCACATCGTGCACCGCCCCGCAGTCCGGGCACCCCCAAAACGGCGGCGGACGCCCCGTGACGTCGAGCTCCGCGTACAGATGCCGCTCACACTCGCCATCCGGCCCGACAGCAGAACACTGGCCGAGATAGGCGTGCTCCGCCAGCCGGTCGATGGCCTTCCAGATCTGCCTCACATAGTCCACGAACACCTTGTGCATCCCCGCCACACCCCCGTGCACGTCCTCCACCGGGGCCAGGCCGGCGAGTAGCCCCGGGATCGACGCGAGCCAGCCCGCGGTTTCGACTGCGGTGCGGCGGCGGGGCCGTAGGTGTGTGAACGTTTCGGCGGCAACGTCACCCCAGAACGCGAGGTCTCGGCGGACGTCGCCGAGCAGCATCGATGCGGATTCGTGGAACAGCACCGGTTTCGGGCCGCCCCGGGTGTTGACGCCGACCGGGCTGGCGAGTCGTGCCTGGCGGGTGGCGGTGATTTCGAGTTCGGCGAGGAGCGCGGTGTCGCGTTCGGACAGTTGGCGGAGTTTCGCGACAAGCTCGGCGAGGTGGGTTCGGCAGATCCGGTCGTGGGTGGGCACTGTGCACGACGGCACGTCGCACTCCGGCATGATGATCTCCTGCACCGTGTGAGTTAGCATCCTGGTGCAGTCGGATCATGAGGGTGGTCCACGTGGGAATGGGGACGGCCCCCCGGGAGGTGCGAACCCGGGGGGCCTTTCCCGTGTCAGTCATCAACAGTCCTCCCAGCGTCCGGCGCGCACGAAGCCGTGTCGCCCGCATCTTCTGCACAGGATCGACGGTTCGACGTCCAGCGGGTCCACCGAGTGCAGTGTCCACTTCGCCCCGGGCTGTTCTGCGTTGACCGGGATGTCGAACTGGACAGTGCCCGCGCACGGCTCGCCCTCCGGGACGTGGTTCCGGCCGCCGGCCGGATGCAGGTGGAAGAACCCGGCCGCGCCCACGCCGCGGAATTCGTAGAGCCGCGCGTAGTGGCCGCCGCCGAGATCGAGCGCACCGTCCCCGGCGAGTTCCAGCAGATAATCGGTGTCACCCATCGCAGTCACCGCCGCTTCCATCGCCTGCTGGTGAGGTGCCAACCGCCGCACCGCAGGCAGCGGTAGACCCGGCTTTCCCGCCTGCCTTCTCGACTCTTGCCGTCGCGGCGCAGGAGCGACCCCTTGATCTTGCAGGAGAGCAGGGCGTCCTTCGCGGCGTTTTCGTTGGGATACCGGATCTTCCGGCACGTCACGGTCACGACGGCACCGAGCCCGGCGGTGAGGCTGCCACTCCGGTCGGTGATCCTTTGCGGTGGTCACGGTCGTGGACGTTCCCGGGTAGCGCATCCGGTGTTGGTTCGGGTTCTGTCCGCATGTCGCGTCGCCTGTCTACTCGCCACGGTGTCAACCGACGTCACACCGGTGATCTATTCGGACACGATACGTCGGGTGCCCGCCGGGGTCGTCGCACCGGATTCCCTGTAGCCACAAGGGTGGTTTGCTTCCACAAGTTTTTTCTCGTGTGATCGGGGTGTTTGGGCAGGTCGCACCGAGTGTAAACCGATGTCAACCAAGTTAACGGCTGTTCACCGCGTTTCACAATAGAACAGTCCGTGATTCCGTTCCCGCATGGAACAGCCACGAGGCGCGCTCAGCAACGCCACCCCGGAAACCCTGCGAGACCTCGACCTCGCCGCGGCCACCACCGAGGAACTCCTCGCGTTCATGGCGCACATCGCCCGCACCCACGCCCTCACGAACTCCGTCGTCGGCCGCGTCACCGCCGAAGTGCGATCCCGGGGAGGCATCAGCTTCCGCGACATCGAAGCCGCGACCGGAATCCCCATCGCCACCCTCAGCCGCTGGTCCGCCCCCTACAGCAACAGCACCCGGGGCGAGCCGACCGGCGGCGACAGCGAGGCAGGTGGCACGTGATGTCGACCTTCGAGGTGCTCGACCGGTTCGGCACCGCCGCCCTCATCCGCTTCGTCGCCGCGGTGACGCTGTTCCTCGCGCTGCACCTGCTGCGGATGCCGCTCGTGCAGGCGGCGCGGGCGCTGGAGGCCCTCATGCGCCGAGTCGACGGCTACGCCGTGCGGCAGGCCAATGAGGGCCCCGAGCAGCCGTGCCGACAGTTCGCCGCGGCGGAAGGAAGTGGTGGGAATGCGTAGCTTGCGTGCCCGGATGGACGCCGAGAAAGCGGGCCTCACCACGGGACCGGAGGCGTGGAAATTCGTCACAACCTCCGACCGCCACCACGTCATGCGCAGCTGCGAGGACCGCTACAGCAGCGGCGGGCCCCAGGCCCTGTCGAACCGCAAGCGGTCGCTGCTCGGCAAACGCAAGCGCTCCATCTGGGACATCGCCGAGCTGTACGCCCTGGCGGTCGCGCTCCAGCGGATCCGGGGTGGTGCCGCTGGGTGAGTAGTCCCCGGCCGGGCGCGGCGTTCTTGGCGGGACACGCGCCCGGCCGGTTTCCCCAATCCCCTCGTACGGAATCGGAGTGTCCATTGTCTGCCCTTGGCAAGTGCGGCTGGGTGGTGCTCATCGTCGCGGTGATCGGCATGGCCACCGACGACGACAAGGGCACCGCTGCGGGTGCTGGCGGCGGTGGCGGTGCCGCTGGCGCGACCGGCTGCTCGGTGCCCGGGTACGGGTCGGAGCAGAAAACGAACGCCGCGATCACCGTGGCGGTCGGGAAGCGGATGAACATCCCCGAGTACGGCCAGGTCATCGCTGTCGCCACGGAGATGCAGGAATCCGGGCTCCGGAACCTGTCCTACGGCGACCGTGACTCGCTCGGCGTGTTCCAGCAGCGCTGGACGCAAGGGTGGGGAAGCCCCGCACAGATCCGGAACGTCGACTACGCCTCCACCCAGTTCTATACGCACCTGATCCGGGTGCCGGGCTGGCAGGGGATGAGCGTCACCCAAGCCGCACAAGCCGTGCAGCACTCGGGATTCCCGGGCGCGTATGCCAACGACGAAGGTCCCGCCCGCCACATGGTCGCCGCCGTCAGCAACGCGACCTGCAACTAACGAAGCACACCAACAACATCGCAAGGAGTTATCTGACATGAAAACCGTACTTCAGATCATCGGCTGGGTCGGCGTCCTGTTCTTCGGGTGGCTCACCTGGGGGGCGGTCGAAATGGCCGCGAAGGACCCGCTGCACTTCCAGGTTCTCGACCTGAAGACCGCGCTGATGATGGCTGGCGGGGTCCTCTTCTCGGTGATCGTCATCCTCGTCGGCAGGAAGATCGGCGGCGGCAAGAAGAGGTCCAAGCGGTCCGCGTCGCCGCTGCCGCTGGGGGGACTTCACCTCTGATCCTGGTGGCCCGGCCGCTGCGACCCCGGCGGCCGGGCCACCTTCCACCGTCCACACGCAACACGAACAAGGAGCATTCACATGTCTAGGTGGTACACGGTGCGTTCCCTGGCCGAACTGCGATCCATGTCTGGCTCGGCGTCTTACTTCGATTGGCTCTACGCCTTGGGGGTGGCTGCGCGCCAGTTGGATATCGATCCGGGAGGGATTTTCGACCAGAAGACCGCTCGGGAACTGATCGATTGGGTTATCGCCAACGGTCGATAACGGAGCACGGAAAGGAGCATCCGCATGTCTGGGAAGTACACGGTGTACTCCGTGGCCGCCGCGCAATCCCTGCTCGACTCGACGCCTTACGACGACTGGCTCTACTGCCTGCGGATAGCTGCGCAGAAGTTGGGTGTCGACCCGAACAAAGCATTCGACAAGAAGACCGCCCGCCAGTTGGTCAAGTGGGTCAACAACAGCTAACCGAGGCATTCACATTCGCCCTTCAGCAGAAAGGACACCTCGGGTGTCGAACACGAAAATCTTCACCATCGCGATTCTCGTGGGCGGGTGGACGGCCGCTATCGCACTGGCTGCCTACACGGTTCTCGTGCCGAACTCGGTGAGCGACGCGATCCACGACCACGGCGCACAGTCCACCGTCACCTGCGTCAACAAGTGGAACAACAGGCGAGACATCCATGACGTCACCGTCAGCGCCGACGTCGCCGCTGCCATGAGGGCCAACCTGCTGTACAGGCTCGACCTCGCCGGCTGCCCCAGCTAAATCCCCGCTCAGGTACAGGCGAAACCGAAAAGATCACCCCAGGAGGGAACGAAGCGATGAACACGAAAGCACGCACCCGCGGCCAGCGGGTCGCGCTGTGGACCGTGTACCACGTCCTCGAGATCGGCGGCGTCGTGGTGCCGATGGTGCTCGCCGCGATGTTCACCCACTGGTTCGCGCTCGTCAGCGCGATCGTCGCCGCCGTGTGGGCGGTCATCGAGATCCGGGTAGCGCGGCGGGCCGCAGCTCTCCGCGCCACCCGCGTACCCGGCCAAATCACCACCGGCGATCGCGATCCGTCGACCGGTGACCGGACCACGGAGGTCGGGGCATGAGCTGGGCAGACGAGCGGCGCGCCGACCAGGCCGCCAAACGCGAACAGGACCGGCTCGACGCCGACGCCGCCAGCGCCCGCCGCATCTCCGAACGCAACGCGCTCGCCGCACAGCAACGCAAAGACCAGGCCACACGCCTCGAACAGCAACGCAAGGACAGCGACGAACGCCAGGCGCGCCGCGCGAGGCGGTTGAAAGCCATCCGCGCGTGGTTCGGTGCACACCGGGTGGACCTGCTGGTCTACCCGCTGGCGGTCGCCAGCGCCGTCATGGCGATCCCGTCGATGGCCGCCTACGGCGCCAAGGTGTACGGCAACACCACCGGCATGGTGCTGCCCGTGCTGTCCGAACTCGGCATGTGGGCGTTCGCGCTGGCCGTGCAACTCGCCCGCCGCGACAGCGAGGACCGGCCGGTGTGGGCGCTGCGGCTGGGGGTGTGGCTGTTCGCCGGTGTCGCCTTCGCCTTGAACGTGCTGCACGGCCAGGAGCGCGGCTACGACGCGGGCATCGTCATGGGTGTCGCGTCGGTGGCTGGGGTGTTCGCGCACCAGCTGGTGACCGCGCCGCCGCGCCGGTCCCGCGCCGAGCGGGACACCGCACGCGCCGCCCGCCGGGAAACCCGGAAGCTCGCACAGGTGCGGCGCGCCGCGGTGCGTCACGCGGTCGCCGAGATCACCTCAGACGGCCGTGCGCGTCTCGTGTACGCGCCCGGCCGGTACCGGCTCAACTGGCGTGGCCGGGACCTCGAACCGGCGACCGCGGCGGGGCTCCCGGAGCCCGATCCGATCGAGCGGGAAATCGACGCGGCGATGGTCGATCTCGACCGCGAGCTGATCGAGGTGCTCACCCTCGATTCGCCGTCGACCGGGGATCGATCCGAGCAGGGCGACGACACCCTCGGCGGCGGTTCGATCG